CCAATTGTAAAGGGCCGGCCGATCTCGGAGCCCTGCTTGATATGATTGGACAAATAGAAAAATTCGGTGGATACTTTAAATTCATTAAGCAATACTATACGGCGAACAAAGGATTTTTCAATAATTCGAAAGCTCTTCCTCAAAATCTATCGGACCTAAATATTAAATTACGATCCATCTGCTTCATTCGCCGGGAGAAATTTCAGGTTCTTAAAGAATTACCCGATAAGGTTCGCCAAATCATTAAAGTTGATATCGATAATCAGGAAGAGTACGATCATGCATTAATCAACCTGCAGAGTTACTTATTAAGTAAGAATGTCGATCCTGAAAAGATTGATGCAGCGATGAGGGCTGAACTCTTGGTTCAACTTGGTATATTAAAAAAACTTTCGGCAAGGGGGAAACTTTCAGCCGTTAAACAATTTGTTGAGGACTTATTGTTTCAGGACAAAAAGCTGGTAATTTTCACATGGTTTAAGGAAACAGCTAATTTCATAAAGAACAATTTTGATGATGTATTACTTGTTACCGGTGATGTTTCAGATGAAGAAGTCCGGGACAATATCAAGAAATTCCAAGAGGACCCAAAATATAAATTGATAGTTCTAACTTATAAAAGAGGCGGTACGGGCTTTACTTTAACCGCAGCATCCGATTGGCTATGTATAGAAATGGGCTGGACTTATAAAGATCAAAGTCAGGCAGAGGATCGGGAGCATAGGATTGGGCAAAAAAATAATGTTAACTGTTATTATTTCCTCGGAAAAGGAACAGTGGATGAGCGTATATACGATATCATTATAACAAGGATGCTCATGGAGAGGGAAGCAACCGGTTCCCGGACCGAAATTCAAACCGAGGAAACTACATTCAAAGAAATTATGAAATCATTAATCACCAAACAAAATGACAATTGATGAATTTTTAAAAACAGCCGAAAAAGCAAAAGTGGAGTACTTCTTCGCTGGAGTTGACAGGGTAATAACAGAAAAGAAATCTTTCTTTAAATCTATTCTGAAACACAAAGAATCAGGGCGACTTCGATTTGTAATTACGAATCAATTTTTCACTTTTAAAGTCATTGGCACGTTTTATTTTGAAGGGGAACCTTTCTTTTGCGACGAGTGCATGGAAAAGCATCGCAGGATCGTTGTTAAAATCGATGAGGTAACTGATATGTCCGGAAGTATAATCGCTAACATGAATTAATATGGCATTCGAGAAAGGAAACAGGACGAATTATAAGATTAAAGCCACATTGCTTCCGGGCAGTACCGATAAAAGTTTCAAGTTCAACTGTGAAGGTGATGTGATATGGATACCTAAGTCACAATGTAATTTTATACCGGCTTTAAAAGAGCTTGAAATTCCCGAATGGCTTTTCCGGGAGAAGTTTCCAAATGGTTGAAAAACATCAAAACTATTTTGATGATAGTCAAAAAAGAATATCTATATTTGAATTTGCAACAATAATTATTAATTAAAATTTGAAAAATTATGGCGTACAAGATCATTAGTGAAGATGAGGCTCTACTCATTGAAGCGATTATTATTTTGCTTTTCGGTGAGCCTGGCATTGGTAAAACTTCCATAAGTTTTACTGCAGAAAACCCATTATTAGAGGACTTCGACGGCGGATTGCAGAGGGCAATAGGCAGGAAGAAAGCCCTTAAAATGGACTCTTGGGAGGATGCTGTTGAATTCCATCGTTCCGGGCAGCTTGAGCAGCTTGGTATAAAAACGTTGATATTTGATACCGTTGGTACTATGCTGGACAATTACGTTTCTCAATCGGTTATCAGGGACGATCCTAAAAATGCGAAAAAGGATGGGGCTTTGGCCCTTGGTGGCTATGGAGCAATGAAGAATGTTTTCAATGCTTTTGTTAATGAAATGAAATCCAAGCGGATTGATCTGATTTTCATTGCCCATGATGATGATGAAAATGTAAAGGATTCCATAAAAAAGAAACCGAAGATCACCGGGGGCTCTTACGACATCATCAAAGGAGTGGCGGATATGGTGGGTTACATGGAAACTGAGGGAGATAGAAGGGTGATAGATTTTAACCCATGTGATCGCCATGTTGGAAAAAACTCTGCCCAAATTCAAAAGCAGGTGGTTCCAAATTTTAGCGATCCGGAATATGCAACATTCATGGCACGGATTATTTCCGATTGCAAAGCAAAGATGAATGAAATGACAAAAGCGCAGGAGGATGCCCTTAAACTGGTTCAGGATAATCAGGATAAGATCGCTGCAGCAAAAACGATCGAGGAGTTAAACCCGGTTGCAGATGCCATCATGGATATGTCTCAGACTTATCGTATCCAATTAAGCAAGCCATTAAATGAAAAATACGGTCTTTTCTTCGCGGATCTTCTCAAAGATGTGAAATACACTGTTCAAATGGATACTCTTGTAGAAATGGTTAAAAATACCCCCGAAATGGTAAAGAAACAACTGCGCAGTTCTCTTATGGCAAAAGTTAAGGAACTCGGGTTCAGATGGGACGAAGGCATGGGCATGTATTTGGATAAGACAGGGAAGCCTTCTGTTATTCCCGATGATCATGCCGGGGAAACTGGAGAAAAACCAAAATCAGACCAGGTGCAAAATGCCACTGATGCCAATGTTCAAACGGGTGGCCCTGCGGATAACCAATTGCAGTTAAAAGCTCCGGATGCAAAGAAAACGGGCGAAAATCAAACAATTAAAGAACCTAAAATTTTCTAATATGGGAGAAACTGAATTAAATAAAGTCGAAGAAACCGGCTTGATTAAAATAGAAAGTTCGGAGGTTAAAATTGATGCGCTGAGTATTTTTACTTCCCAATTAAAAAAGGGTACCGAAGTCCTGAAGGATAATAAAGTTATCAACAATGCCAATGATCTCATAAAAGCCAATGACAATCTTGGAAAGGGGAAAAAGTTGATAAATCTTATTAACAAGGAAGTAACAAAAATGTGTGGTCCACTTAAAGATCAAAAACGAAAGATCGATGAGGCACAGCGTAAGCTCAAAGAAAAGGCAGACGAGCTTTGTAAGGAACTGACAGATTTGATCGCTGAAGTTGAAAAAGCGATACTGGCTTTTAATAAACTTGAAAGGGATCGTGTATCCAAGGAACTGGCAGATCAACAAACTGCCATCGTGGAGAAACAGGCAGAAATCAAAAACCTTGGGCCGCTCGCCAGTGATGAAGTCATTGAAGAAGCAAAAAAAGAAGCAGAAAAGGTTATCATACAGCCTGTAATTTCGGCCCCGGCAATTAAAGGGCTTACAGTAACATGGAAATATGAAATCGAAAACGAAGATTTGATCCCAAGGCAGTACTGCTCATCCGACGCTTCCAAAATTCAAACAGCCGTCCGTTCAGGCACAAGGGAAATACCCGGTGTCAGAATTTATCAGGATGAGAAAATAAGAGCGGGGAGGTGATTATGATCTACAGAATGTCACCTTCGAAACTGGAAAATTTCCGGGTTTATCTTGATGAGGAATATAATGGCTCTGTCACATTGGAAGATGTTGTTAAATATTTGCGTGGAGAGGCAAAATGGAAGCCTTCAATGAATTATGGATCGGCAATACATGCCGTTCTTGAGCATGGCCATTTAAAATATCTTCAGAAAGGGGATATCTGTATCATCAAAGAAAAAGATTTCCCGGAACCGATAACTTTAACGCTTCAGGAGCTTGCCCCGGTAATTGAATACCGTCGCAAGCATCCGAAATTAATCTCTGAGGTCAAATTAACCCATGATTTGGTTTTACCGTATGGAACTATTCAGATACCAATGAAAGTAGACGGCATGGAGGGTAATGTTGTTCACGAGCATAAAAATCCCGAATCATCATGGCACTTGGAGGATTATGAGCGATCAATTCAATGGAAAATTTATCTGGTTGCAACCAATGCATACTGCGTCCAATATAATATTTTTTGTTGGAAAAAACTGAAGGATAAGCCAGTTGAAATTAAGCGGGAATCGTTCAGGTTATATCGATATCCGGGGATCATGGATGATATAATAGAAGTTATTAACAAACTTGTTAATTTCTGTAATCAACATGAGTTAACTGAATTTATCACCCCGAAAAAATTTGATGATTAACAAAAGTGATTTATATTTGAAGGGGTGCTTTTTTGCATCCCTTCTTTAGCAACAATAAATTTTATGGAAGGTAAAAAATCATTTATACTTTATACCGATATAATCCATACGGTTTCTAAACTGCCTGATGAAAAAGCCGGACAATTATTCAAACATATTTTAGAATACGTCAATGACAAAAATCCAGAGACTAATGATCTCATCATTCAAATATCATTTGAACCCATTAAACAAGCCTTGAAAAGAAATTTAAAAGAATGGGAATTAACCAAGGAAAATAAAAGTAAAGGGGGAATAATTGGAAACTTAAAAAGATGGCATCCGGATTTATATACAAAGCTCACAAATAAAGAATTAAATCTTGATGAATGTATATCCATCGCATCTGATCGCAAGTTATCGCATACCGATACAATGGGATCGGAAACCGATACAGTGCAATCGCAGACAATCGCATCAATCGCTGTTAGTGTAAGTGACAGTGTTATTGATATCAATAATACTCTTATGTCCGAAATTTTCATTTCGGACGATAACGATAAGAAAAATTTAATTCCAAAGGTTGAAATACCCGAAAAGGATAAACAACCGGCTTTAATCGCATATCAATTTTGGAATCTTATTAAAAGTAATTTAGAAAGGAATGGTATCAGTATTGTTAAACACGAAAAAGCTGTTTATAAAAATTGGGTACCCGCAATCAGATTAATTATTGAAAATAAAGAGGCAACGATAGATCAACTCCGGGAAATACATCATTTTCTGAAAACAGATTTATTCTGGCAAAAAAATATTCTTTCAACTGAAAAACTCAGGAAACAAGTCCAGCAATTATTACTCACAATTAAAAATAATTCAAATGGCGAACCAGGAACAGGAAGCGATGGAAAAGAGAAATCGCAAAACAATGCACATAGAATCAATACTAAAGAAAGTGCAAGGGAGAAAAGAAGACAGGAAACAACGAAAAGCCATTTCTCAACTCCAGACGATTGATAATTCCGAAGAGATGGAATTGAATAAAAAACTATTATTCAATTTTATGCCTGTTGGCTATATTCCAAAGCCTGATCAGAATGATATAATTGAAAAAATGATCCTTTATTTTAACGGCGATCCAAAAGTAGAAGATTATTCCATTTCCTTGGATAAAGGTATTTGTCTTATGGGGAATTGGGGAATTGGGAAAACAATTTTATTCAATGCATTCAGGGATTATATGAGAGTATTAACCTATGGCAACTCCAATTTATTCACGATAACAAGCATGGAGGATATAATTCTTGAGCTTCAGAATAAGGGTAATATGAACCGGTTTACTTGGAACGTTATTGAATTAAATTATGGAGTTACCCAAAGAAATCCTCAAAATATAGTTATTAATGAATTTGGGGTTAAATATGATGCAAAACATTTCGGAAGTGATATAAACGAACTTCTGGATAGTTTCCTAATGATCAGATACGAGATATTTCAATCACAAAGGAAATTAACCCATGTTACGACAAATTACGACTGGAAGGATATATCGAGTAATTACGACATCCGGCTTCATGACAGGTTTAAAGAGATGTTCAATTTCATTCCTTTCCCCGGACAAACAAGTTTGAGAAAATGACAACAATTGCAGAGGATTTTTTACTTACTCTTCCATACAATCAATGGATCGAGTTTAAAGATATTCCGGACGAATTTCACAGGGGAATAATTGAAATATCAGATGCATTCATTTGGAAACAAAGAAAAATAGAATTTAATGATGATGAAACTGCCTTCAGAATTAAGCAAGCCTAAAAAAAGGAGAAGTAACAGGGAGCATGAACTACAAAGCGCAGCTGTGTTGTGGTTTCGTTATCAATATTCTCCATTTCAAAAATTACTCTTCGCAATACCCAATGGTGGGAAACGTCCAAAAAAGGAATATACCAATAGGGCTGGCCAGGTCAAAAGATATTCTCCTGAAGCCCAAAGATTGAAAAAGGAAGGTGTGGTTGAGGGTGTCCTGGATTTATTCCTTTCGGTTCCCCGGGGCCGGTATCATGGTTTTTATTTGGAAACCAAAACAGAAAAAGGGACTCTATCGGATGAACAGGAAGTATTTATTCACGAAGTCCAGAACCAAGGTTATAAAGTAGTGGTTTACCGGACAATTGAACAGTTTATGAGTGCTATTAACGATTATATGAAGTTATGAACAAAGTAATTTGTAATTCAATCGGATCGCCAGGATGCGATCATTTATGTGGTGCAAGGAAACCACATTATCATGATAGTTGTGAACCATGTCCTTGGATTAAGGATGCAAAGTGTATTGAAATAGAAGATAATAAACATTTTATTAACAATTAAATTTTAAACTATGCTTTTAATTACAAACGGACGATTGATCGTCAACCCTGCGATGCACATTGAGGAACTCGAAGAGGTTATCAAAGTCATCACAGAAAATGCCATCAATGATGGCATGAAAAACACAGTTAAAAACCCTCTTTTCAAAAGGGAGGAGGAGCCATTTACGTGCTTTGAAAATGTTACCGGTATAGAATTTTTTCAATTGAAAAGGTACTGCCCGGATTATGTCGATCTGCAGTTTAAAGCTATCGGAAAAGAATCGGTTACTCTTCCGGTAACTAAAATGAAAGATATCAAGCATACCTACACACCGGAGGAGCTTGATATTATTGCCGATGAATTTTCCCAAAAACAAAAGGAAAAAGAGGATTTGGAAGATGAAAAGAAACAAGTATCCAAAAGGTATGCCGATCAGATTGCAACCCTCGAAACTGAGATCAGTGAACATGCTAATAAGTACCGGCTGAAATATGAAATTCAGAATAAGGAATGCCGGGTCATTTTTGATTTCAAAGAGAATAAGAAGTATTTTGTCCACCCCGAATCAGAGGAGCTTCTTCATTCCGAAAACCTCACCACTGAGGATCAGCGCACATTATTTGATTTGGAAGGGTTCACACCGGAGAAATATCAGGACGAGGATCAGTTCAGGGAAGAAAATCAATCCCAAGAGCCGGGTTCGGATGATGATGAACATTCCCCTATTTAATAAGGTGATGTTTTGTTAATTGTCAAAAAAATAGTTATTTTTGATGATCTTAAAACAAAGTAAATGAAAGAAGTTCCCTATTTTAAAGAATTGAAAAACTACGCAGGCATGTTCAAATCTGCCTGCGTGGTTTTCGATCCGGCCCATGGCGAAGATGTCGCCGGAAAACGATCCCCCGATGGAAAACACCGGGAATATAAATGGAGCCGGGAAAGGATAGAAGGCATTATTGATCTTCTGAATAAACTCAAAGGCTTCATGATTAAATCTCCATTTCTGGATGAGCCTAAAGAGCCAGGGCTTATAAAAAGGGTTAAAACTTATAATGAAATATGCGGGGTTTATGATTTGGTTATTATGCTTTCCCTTCATAATGATGCTTTGAAAAATCCCCCTGCTTTTTGGTCCGGACCCGGAGGTTTTACTTTCTTCACAGATAAGGGAGAAACAATGGCAGATAGCATTGTTGATTATATGGGCAATGTTTTTAAAGAATCTCTCCCAAAAGAAACATTCCGATTTGATTATGCCCTTGGGCCTAATGAAAAAATAAAGGATAAGGATCGCGAGGCTGATTTTATGGTGATTCATGGCTATAAATCAGGAAATAAAATAATCAAAGCAAAATATGCCGGTATCCTCATTGAAAATAATTTCATGGATGTCCGCACAGATTTGGCAAAACTAATGGATAAGGCTTGGAATAAAGAACTTGAATTTGTCTATTTTGATGCCATTGCCCGTGTTATGCGGGAAATTGGTTTAACAAACTATATTAATCCAGTAACAGTAAAACCATAATTATGAAAAAAATTACTTTAATTTTGATTGGGCTTTTGATAATTGCATCCTTGGTAATCACATTTTTAGTTCTACACAATAGGACTGAAAAGATTGAATACCGGGACGAAATCGAAACCATAAAAGGAAAATATACCGATGAACTTGGGCATCAGGTGAGCTTCACTCAGGCAGTCCAAACGAGACTGTCTGAGATGGAAGCTGTCTCTAAAAGAGACTCAAGTGAACTCAATAATTATCAAATCCGGCTGGCTTGGGCTTATAAAGAAATTAGTGCGCTCAACGGTAAAATAAAAAACCTTTCAGGATTTACAATTGTAGGAACAGAGGTTTCCGGTGAATTTACTGTTCCCTTGAAAGATACCACTGTTAAAGAAAAAGATTATAAAATCGCATTTTATAATAACGATTATCTCGATGAGATGATTATAATTCCCGAATCATTGGACTCGGTAAATGTCCAATACCTCCATTCTGATACTCTTCTTTTGGCTGATTATTGGGTGAGAAAACCAAACAAAAAAGGCAAGCAGGTATTTTTTCTTTGGCGTTGGTTGCGCCCTTGGGAAGTACACCTTCAGGCTAAAACGATGGACCCGAACAGTGAGGTTACTCTTTTGGATAAGGTTGTCACAAAAAAATAATTATATATGGAAATTAAAGACATCAATAAAGTAACTCTCGATCAATGCCTGACAGTGGGGGAATATGTTAAAAAAGTTAAGGATAGGACAGGTATTGATTCCATTTCTTCACAGACAATTCATTATCATACCAAGGATGGGAAAAAGCATGATATGCTTGATTGGGTATGGTTTTGTGGAATGAAGCTCATCATCATGAATGAGAAAGCTGAAAAATTCGAGCCTAATGAAGGCAAAAAAACCAGATTTGTTTCAACTATGCAACTATGAAACAGGACACAGGAACCGGTATAAATCATGGGGATAACTATTGCTATTATTATCTCCACGAAAATGGCGATCTGATCCATAAAACAAGGCATGCAGATACGCTGGACTTCGAAGAATCCACATTTGTAAAAAAGTGGTGGATACTTGATCTTGAAAACCGAATGGATGCATATAATATGCTCATCGCTGCAGGTATATTTGGTGCAAACCCTGAAAGGATTAAAGAGCTTGTAACAAAATGGAAAATTACCAATGAAGATGCAGTTAATTACCTTCAAAGAGTTGGTTTAAATCACGATCTGGACGGTTCATCTTTCTTTGTTAAACCTCCCGATTTTATTGATATGATGCAATCCCTATATGGGGTGGGTAATAGTTTGTTCGAAGCAATCTGTGATTTTTATACTAAAGCCATAAATCATGAAACCAAAGAATCAAAAAACCCGGCAGTCTGATGAAAAAAAAGCCACAGAAAAAGCAGGTAAACCAGAGGACAAACCAAAGAGAAGGTTCATCTCAAAAGAGAGCTTTTGATGGGGTAACAAAGGAAATTGAAACTATTGCCAAAGGCATGTCAATATCCGCAGCATCAGATAAAATATCAGGACTGAAAGCATTATTAAATTTCACCACTAAAACAAATATTGATATGAATCAGGAAACATTTAACAAAGCCGAATTTAACCGGCGATGCCATAAATCAATTAATGGCATAAAGGATAAATTAATAGTATCCGGGAATAAAATCGATTGTGATTCGATAACAATTAATACCAAGTCCGGACGGAACGTTACAATTCCCGGAGATTCTCCATTTTCGCAAAAAGAAGAAGTAATCTATACCCAACGCTTCCGGGAACGGATGGATTTCATTGGCGCCGCTTTTATAAATATGCTTATTCAGGCATGCGACGAAGAGCTTGAGTATTTAGATAAAAACTTTGCTAACCTTAAAGATGATCAAAATGGAAAATCTTAATATCAGTAAACCGATTATTTTCTTCGATCTTGAGACAACCGGATTGGATATCAGCGAGGATAGGATCGTTCAATTTGCAGCTTTAAAAGTTTTCGGGGATACAACAGTTGAAGGCAAAAACTTCTACCTCAACCCGAAGATACCAATTAAAAAGGAAGCCTCTGATGTGCATCACATTTCGGATGCAGATGTCTCTGATTGTGCTGAATTTGGAGATGTTGCCGGTGAATTATGTTCATGGATTGGTGATTCTGATTTGGCTGGTTATAATATAATGGTATTTGATCTTCCCTTGTTAGTTGAAGAATTTGGGCGGGCAGGTATTGAATTTAGTATAAATGATAAACACATTGTCGATTTATACAAGATTTACAGGACTTTGAAACCGGCGAATCTGGAATCCGTTTACAGGGAATATGTCGGGGGTTCATTTGATGCGCACGACGCTGCAGGGGATTCAATGGCAACTTATCAAATCGCCATTAAACTTTTCAGCAAGGAATCTGAAAGGGTGGGCACTTCTGTTTTAGATTGGGAAAAATTTGCTTTTGACCGCAGCAAGATGGTTGATTTTGCCGGTAAGTTTATCCGGAATGATGAGGGCATTATATGTTTCAATTTTGGCAAAGATAAGGGTACCCCGGTAAAAGAAAATATTCAATTCCTTAAATGGATGCTTGATAAGCAATTTACGAACGATACAAAGAACTGGGCCAGAAAATTAATGAATTCCTAAAAATGGAAAAGCATACCACTGAAATAGAAATCCCTGCGGGATATATTGGTGAAACTCCCAAAGTCTATCACGAAAACGGCAAATTAAAAGCTATTTACATAATCTTAAAACCTATAAACAATGGAATCACAGATGGAGACAAACATTTTGACTATCAATTTGGGCCAAGACCGGATGGTAGTGGTTATGGGTTCAACCGTCAAAGTATTAAAGGACGGGGATATCGTGGAGAAATGGGAGATGGAATCCGATTACTCTTTAAAGGATTTTTTAACATATTTGGAAGCAAAAAGTAAATAATTAAAAATAAAATTTATGTCGAACATCGAATTTAGAGAAAGCGAACTGTTACTTGTTTCAAAGATCAGGGAATCTGCAAGTAACCCAAGAAAATCAATCACCGACGAATCAATTATCGAACTGCAGGAATCCATTAACCAGGTGGGCCTTCTTCAACCTGTTTTGGTCCGGGAGGTAAAGCACAAAAAGTTCAATTATGAAATTGTCGCCGGTTCCCGAAGATTCAGGGCTTGTAAAAATCTCAATTGGGATCATATACCCGGCATTATCGTTTCGGCTGATGAAACCGAATACAAACAAATTGCCATTATCGAGAACTGCCAGCGAATGGATATGTCCCCCGTTGAGGAGTTCCATGCTTATCAGGAATTGCAAAGTAATGGTTTAACCATTGAAGAAATTGCAGATCGCATTGGTAAATCCCTCAAGTATGTTTATGACAGGTTGAGCTTGGAAAGATTATGCGATACGGCAACGGTACTCCTTCATGATGGAAAGATCAGTATTACTCAGGCCAAAGTATTGTGCATGGTTAAAAAGGACGATCAGGAACAAATGATTGCAAAATATTCATTTCGGGATGGCGAGGAGATTATCGGAATGCAACCTTCCAATAAAATAAGGGATTATGTTGTTTCTAATGTTCAACAAAACCTCGCAGCTGCAGTATTTGATGTAAAGGATAAAAAATTAACCCCTGCCGGTTCCTGCATGGACTGCCCGAAGAGAACGGGCACAGATAAGCTGCTTTTTGAAGGTTTTGAATCGGATGATATCTGCTTAGATCGGATTTGTTTCACAACAAAAAAAATAATCCATCTTGATAAAATAAAAGAGGAGCATGAAAGCCGGGGAATCGAAGTAATTCGTGGGACAAATTTCGGATGGACTGAAGAGGACCAGAAAAATCAGTATGAATATTATGGCAAATTTCAGGAATTAACCGACGAGGATAAGGCTTCGGGAATGGCAATTGAAAGGGTTATGATTATTTATAACGGGGTTGATACCGGCAAGATAATCCCAATACTAACCGATTCACAGGAAGAAATTAAACGTTCAGAAAGAAGTACCGTTGATGATGAAGTAAAAACAGACAATAAGGCCTATCATAAGGCTATTGAACTGACCATTTTCAAGTGTGCCGAAACTCATGCAAAGAAGAATGGCAACCTAATGACTATTCCTGTTAAAAAAATACTGGCTTGGATCGTATGGGCGCATTCCGATATCGACACCAAGCGTAAAATAGTAAAGTTAATGGGATGGACGATCATGGATGAGGATAAGGCACTGGATCATCATGATCTCAATTTCAACAATGAGATCAGGTTCTTTGACACCAATTACAGGGGATTAGATGAATCAGGAACCGATCAGTTAATCTCATGGCTCCTTTTCGGTAATATTCCGAATATACTTGTTAATAACAGGTTAATATTTGAATTGGCAGATTCTTTGGGCATCAACTTCGAAAAGGATGTGCTTCCTGAGATAAATGAGGAATATGGAACAGAACTGGTTGTTAATGCATTCTTAAATAATCAGGAATAATGGACGATTCAAAAGGGAATTTAATCCCCATTACAGATGCCCAATTCAACAAACAAATAGTTGAAAAGAAACCTATGGTGTTTAAAACCGGTGAAATTCTCGATATCCGCGGAAGCCGGTTCAGGATAGAAAGAATCGTCAAAAATAAGATGATTTTAAAATTGTTACCTCAACTAAAATCAAATAATAAGCTATGACAAAAGAAGATATTTTGCAGCAATGCATAATCGAAGATAAGGTGGTGAAGCTCCCTGCCGGGCAATTGGATAGAAAACTTTACATGGAAGTGGCTAAAGCCTTGGAATTGATCGGAGGTAAATGGGTGGGACGCAAAATCCAGGGCTTTGTTTTCCCACACGATCCCACCGATCTATTGGCGCAAATTGCCAATGGAGAAAAGCGCAATTTAAAAAAGGAATATCAGTTCTTTGCAACCCCGGATAAACTGGCAGATGTATTGGTAAATAAAGCATTCCGTTTGCCATGTCCAATAGGTAAGATACTCGAACCCTCTGCCGGTCAAGGGGCCATAATCAATGCAATCCATCGTTATGATCCGGATTTGCAGGTTTTCTATCTCGAATTAATGGACATTAATCGGGAGTTCCTGAAAAAGATTGATAACACGGTTAATTATGGTACCGACTTTATGGAATTTGTCCCGGAATCCGAATTTGGGGAGTTTGCCATCATTGTTGCAAATCCTCCTTTCACGAAGAATCAGGACATCGATCATATATTGAAAATGTACGATTGTCTCGAGTCGGGCGGCCGCATGGTTTCAATAGCATCTAAACATTGGACATTTGCTTCAGGCAAGAAAGAAGATGCATTCAGGAAATTTCTTGAAAGCGTAGAGGCTGAAATAGAAGAAATACCCGAAGGGGAATTCAAATCGAGCGGTACGATGGTTGCAAGCCTTATTATTACAATCAATAAATTATGAGCAGGGAAAGGGCATCCAAGATACTGCAGGAACATTGGGATAAGGTTATTATCCCTTCTAAAATGCAGGAATATGCCGGTAAATTATCAGAAGCAACAATTGATGCCATGATAAAATTTAACCGGCTGGACGAACTTCCTATGCCAGTTTATGAGGTATATGAAGCCATCGAGAAGTTACTTTCCCCCGGTGAGCGCATCATAGAAAATAATCATGCTGTCGCAGATTGCATACTTTTAATGTTAAATAATTTATATAATACTGACCCCAATGGAAAATCAGAAAGTTAAAGTTTACAATGAATCAAACCTTCCGACGGCAGATTATGGCTCCTTCGAGGAGCTTCAGGAAGATTTTAAAATCATGGATTTGGATAGGCTTATGCTTTTAAAACGGGCAATTGTCGAGCGTGGTTTTAAATACAGTTTTAAAGCATGGAAAGATGAAGAGGGCAAGCTCTGGATCATTGATGCTCATCGCAGGAAGCAAGCCCTGAAAATTCTCGAATCGGATGGCTTTTATATTCCCCCGATACCTTATGAATTGATCCATGCCGAAACCAGAAAGGAAGCCATCGAGGAGATCGCTTTTGTCAATTCCCAATATTCAGATATTAATCCGGATACGGAGCTTTTCAAAAAGTATAATATTGAATTGGATTCCCTTCCAATTTCAATTAAAGAACTGAAAATAAACTTCGGTAATGGCTCCAGCGGGTCCGGGGAAACCAAGGAAGAAAAAAAAGAAATACCCGGTATACCGAGAGAGGCGATTACCAAGTTCGGAGATATTTATACCCTGAATGAACACATGGTGCAGTGTGGGGATTCTGAAGATTCCAAAATGGTTAAAAAACTCATTGCCGACAGGCATCCGATCATCATGGTAACTGATCCTCCCTATGGGGTTAAATATGATCCTGCATGGAAGGAGAAAGCCCTGGATTCTTGGAAAAAGCCACGATCCACTGGCAAGGTTTTAAATGATAACAAGATATCATGGGTTGATGCTTACAAACTTTTTCCCGGTGAAATTGCTTATATATGGCATGCTGGCAAGTATGGGTACATTGTCGCTGAAGATATGATAAAGTGTGAATTCGATATCATTTCTCAAATTATATGGGCAAAACAGCATTTTGTTATCAGCCGGGGCGACTATCACTGGCAACATGAGCCGTGTTGGTATGGTGTGAAAAAAGGGAGCAAACATAACTGGCAGGGGGCAAGGGATCAATCAACTGTTTGGGATATTAAGAATAATTCTGCAATGGGAAATGCCAATAAAGAGGAAGTTTATGGACATGGTACCCAAAAGCCACTCGAGTGCATGGCCAGGCCCATCCGGAATAATACCGAAAGCGGACAAATGGTTTACGATCCTTTCCTTGGGTCCGGTACCACGTTAATAGCTTGTCAGGAACTTAACCGCATCTGCATAGGGCAGGAACTTCTCCCCAACTATGTGGACGTCATTATTGAAAGATGGATTAATTTCATGCGGGACAATGATCTTTATTTCAAAATCTGGCGCAATAATAAGGAATTAAGCCCTGAAGAAATTGAATTATTTCTTGTAACCAGGGATCGGATTTCACTGGATGAGATCATAAAAAAAGAAGAGGAAGATGCTGTCACTGAATGAAAATGAAAGGCAGGTTTTAAATGCCGGTATTCAGAATGGGATCGGTTTCACACGGGCATGTCAACTGATAGGGAAATCACCGAGAGAGTTGAGCGAATTTGTCAGGGCGAACCCGGAAATATTTAAAAGTGTAACCGATTCCCATCGCCGGTATAAACAATATCTTTTATCCCTTGCAACCGAACTGGCAAATAGAAAGAATATATCCGGATGGCTTAACCAAATTCATAAATTGAAAATGGCTCCGGATAAAATCTATATGTGGGAGGATTTTTGCAAGCGCATTGAAATTGATAAGAAAAAATTAATTAAAGCACATCATATTATTAAGGACGAACTGGACACAGCTACAGCGTGTGGTTTTACTTATGAGGAGTTTTTTGATTACATTTCTTCTGATCCGGAGCTTGATATTTATTTTTCTAATCCATTGTTGAAATGAAAAAAAAGTATATTTTTATGGGAAATAAATATTTTGCGCCAAAAAGTGGAATGCCCCTCAAAATATAACCGATGGTCTTCGGAAGATCGCCGGGTAATTCGGGAAAATTACCTCAAGAAATCGAACACTGAAATTGCAAAACTATTAAAGAGAACACCCGAATCCGTCCGGAAAGAATTTGAAAAACTCGGTTTAAAACGTCCAACAAAATCTCAAATACCAAAACAACCCAAGAAAAGGGGAAGGAAACCAAGAGAAAAGAATGTATTTGATGCGATCCAGGATGGAATCAATGAAAAAAAACATATTGAAAGGGAACAAAAAAGACTTGAGCAGCGGAAAAAAAGGATGCTTCAGGAGGCAGCTTGGGCAGCAAGTTTTGTTAAGGGGGAGGATAATACCCGTAAAATCGAATTTAAAAGCCCTAATCTTTGCGATATGCGTTCAGTTAGGGCAGATGATCGAACAGTCTTTTTCTTTTCACCTGGAGCCACAGAAAAAAGAATTAACAGCCGTATTTCGGCTTATAAAGATAAATGGTGCAGCCATTAACGATAATCCATTCAAAATGATTCCATCAATCAAGAGAACCCACATAGTGGGCATCCGAGTTTGTGAGGAGTTCCGCCGGGTACAGTTGGGATAACCGGCAAGTTTATACCTTAGTTGGACCCCGGGAAGGTATATCCGAGGAGTGGCCCAGCCCAAACGAGGAGTAAGATAGACAACTGAAAAGGGGTAACTGGGGGAGCAATCCCCCGGTTTTTTATTTTACTAATCTTAAAAAAAGTTTTGATAATTGTGAAACAAATCTTATCTTAGATTCGTTAAAACAATAAAGCAACAATAAAAAGCCAAAACAATGAGAAAAAGTTGGAAACCTTCAAAAACGCAACGCCGGGAATTTGCCCAACGTATGCAAAATGATTCCGAATTCGCCGAATCATATAATAATCGTAAACGTGAGAAAGAAGAAAAGCGCAGGGCTTCTTCTAAATTTGATTATCGCACTGCCGGAGGTAGTTATATCCCTACAAAAGTACAGCATGACTTTTGTTTGGAGATGGTTGGTGAGGATTTAACCTCCGAACAGGAAAACGCATGCAATATTGTTGCAAGCGGGTATGCCTGTAATGAAAAGGTGGATCATGATTTTATCCACATTGTTAATGAGTTGATAAGAAATCGTAAAACAATCTAATTATGAAAAATCAGGAAAAATATATAGCAGACGGCAGGTTTTTTAAAACCTTCCAAGAGGTTGAAGATTATGCAAAGTCAATCGGTATGAGAATAACCAATACCGAAACTATAAGAAAGAATACTTTTTTGATTTCACTTAACAAATAAAGCAACAAAGCCATGACAGACTTGAAAGGAAAAGTAATTAAGCAAATCCGCAAAATGACGGATGAGGAAGCAAAATCAATGGGATGGTTTAAGAAACCACACATCATTGAATTTACGGACGGTACCCTTCTGATCCCACAGAAAGATGATGAAGGAAACGACGGTGGAGTTTTTGCTTACCAAGGCAAAACAGAAAAAGAGGATTGTATATTCGGCACTTATTAACAAAGTTATGAACACAACAATCCCCAATAAAATAGAAACCATTCAGGAAGCCGAGAGCTTCCTGTTGGCACTCATAAAAAATGATGAGGTTTATCACCCGGAGGATGATGCCCACGATATCATTTGGAGTATACCAGAACCTCCCACTGAGGAGGAATGTGATCGGCTTAATAGGGCAATGGAACAAATATATGAACTGCCCGGATTTGATCCGTGCGAATTTATCATTCACAATGATGATAGATTTCAATAACATCCAAAGCATAAAAGACTATCTGGAATCTTTGGTTAAGCTCCAAAAACTCAATGATAGATTGCCCAAGGAGAAATACATATCCATTTTTGATTTTATACTTCAGAATGGGCAGGAATGCTTTCCCCAAGAATTTAATTTTGAATTATATCCCCATGTACCACGAACTAAAAGGGAATGTTTCAGGAACGCATATCATCTGGCAGAAATGCACGATCTGATTTATGTGGAGGGCATTGCCAATGATATTATTCCAGTTCAACATGCTTGGTGCGTTGATATAAATTGCAATGTTATTGATCCCACTTGGGATCATCCGGAAACATGCTCTTATTTTGGGGTTCTATTCGATCTGTCTTTTGTTAGTAAAACAATATTTAAAAGACGCATGTTTGGGGTTATTGATAATGTTGAACATAGATTCCCCTTATTAACCGGTAAGCATTTAGACTTCAAATATAAAATCAATAAAAATGAAAGCGGTAAAATTTAAAGAAGCAACCAAGGAACTCGCAAAGCCTGAAAGCATGACAGATATGGAATGCAGTTCACTATGGGTTTTTAATGATGGTACTCAATGTATATCCAAGTGGAAACTCAATTTCCGGGAAAGGATGAGCGCATTGTTTTTTGGAACTATATGGATCGGCGTGATAAGTGGATATACTCAACCCCCGATCTGGATAACAAGTGAAAGAACATGTTTTTTAAAACCAAAAAGACAACCGATATGGAAAAGAATGAACTTCTGGTGGGGCAAAAAGTAGATTATAAGCGCAATAAAATACGGGGTTCATTTAATGCCGAAATCCTGAGAATTAGCGATAAAATCAAAATCAGGGTTTATGGCTATATGGACGTTCCTTTTGATAACAGGAAAACATATATCGCTAATGTAAATCCAAGATCGATACTAAGGATTAATAATTCAATAAAATAACATGGCAACCTGTGAAAATTGCGGATGTAAAGTTTACAACGGGCGATGCACGAATTGCCATGAGGAGCTTTTTATATTGGATCAATACTATGAATTAGGAATGAAACTCCCGGCGGAGGATTCTCCTTTTATGCAAAACGTCGAAAGGGCCAAAGAAGAAATCGAACGAAAAAAACATCAAACCCATGAATAAGATTTTACTCAAAACTTGTAGTACCTGTGATCATTTCATTACAAATGGATTCGATACCTACATCGATGACTGCAAACTGAAACATGATCTTAATGAAGGTGAATATTGTAAATGTAGGTTCTGGCAAAACCTGAATGGAAGTTCCACCAATTCGGAAAAAGGAAGTTATCACTGGTTCCATACCATAATGGCTTCGCATAAACATATTGGTGAATTTATAAGTGAAAAATCCCTCGGTGAAGAAATCCTCCGGGATTGGGGAAAACAATTATTCAATACCTCCAGCGAAATGATATCCGGTTATCATCTTATCCATTCGGATAAAGACAAAAGATTATCATTAAATCAAGCCCTCGAATATGAAATTCGTGGTTCATGGCTTCCCCAATGGATATCATTCAAATGGGGACAAACGTTGATAAGTAATTTTTATGCCCGGAAAGTAAAAAGAAGGCATAATCGTTATGAAAAATCATTAAATTACCAGAACTTCTTAATCCAGAAAAAGGGGGATTTTAACGAAGATTTTAATAACGATTTTAAAAAGGAATAGTATGTCTTATTTTGATGATCTTAAACCACGAGTTCAGCAAGAACAGGAAATTATTAGCCAACAGGAATACAAGTTTATTGGTTCCATTCCCCTGAAGAAAGGGATGAGCCTTTTCAAACTTGATTTAACACTGATGGAATATTCCAAAGTCGTTATTCGTGAAAAAATCGCCGTAGGTTTAAACGGGAAACCGGTTAAAACCCATGAAGCCAGTTATCATAACAATTGCATTTATTTTCAGGCATTGAACTTGAAAAATGCCAAAAAACATGCAATGAAAGAACTGGAGAAGCTAATCAGGCGCAATATTGAATTAACACTAAAGAAAAAACAAGAGAGGAGCAAAGCATCATGTACAAAAGAGGACAAAAAGTAAGCGTTTATGTTTACCACAAATCAGCAGGGCACTCCGTTTGGATAAATGCCACAATTTTAGGACCGTCGGAAGTAAATATCCGGGATGTTATTCGGGAAGCATTCAAAGTGCAATTAAATACCGGGGAAATTATTGAACAGGTACCGCTGCAGAATATTGATGAACCAATTATCGTAAACCAAGATTAATAAAGTATTGCCACTATGAATTGGGATGATTTTCGGGAGATTGTTGAACCATTAATCGATAGAAACAAGAAACCCGAAACAACGAGAATTCAGATATTTGAATTATTATTTAATTTCATAAATATTGATATAAGGATTAACCAGTGGAACATTTATATCATGAAGATTGAAAAATATCATCAATTTGATCGATGCCCTTGGTTTTATGAGCATATAGAGCATAAACTGAACGGAAGGATCGCTGAAGTGTTATTTCTGTTAATGGAGCATGAAATACTAATGGATGTAAATTCACCAAAGGAAATAACAACATTCAATCCACTTTCAGGATCAATAAATGATGGTTTTAATCAGTTAAGCCGGGAAATGTTTAAATGTTTTCACAACTTAGAAGATATGATAACATCCACAATGGAAATGATCAACACTCACAGGAGCCGTCCTGATTTTGGAACAATGGATATTATATTGGGATTAACCTTTTTCAATGACATTTTAATCCCGGATTTGGAGAGCGTTTTAATTGAAAGTATCTATTATAAACTTAACAACAAAAGCCATGCAATCAGTAAAAGATTTTCAGCAATTCATTAACAACAGGGAAGGTAAATATTTACTGCCTTCAGGTAAATTTATTGATTTCTTCAATATGGTACCAGATGATATCTGCATTGAGGACATCGCTCATGCATTGGCAAGAAAGTGTCGATGGAACGGATGGACGAAAGATTTTTATAGTATTGCCGAGCATAGTATCCATGTGGCCGCATTCGTGCCGGAAGAGTTGAAATTAACGGCTCTCCTTCATGATGCATCGGAGGCTTACCTTTTCGATATTCCCCGCCCGGTTAAAATGCGATTCCCTCAATTATTAGTGCTTGAGGATTCACTTACTCTCATTATTGCTGAAAAGTTTAAATTACCATTTCCAACTGACAGAAAAATAGCAGACGCAGATGATTATGTCCTGGAACATGAATTCAATTTTGTATTCAGGACTGATAAACTTCAGGCAATGCCCCCGGATAAAGCAGAGATTAAATTTATCGAAAGGTTTAACGATTATAGCAGGTTCCATAAACCCGTTGACTGGATCAAAGATGAGGTGGACAAACTTAAAGCCAGACTGGACGAACTTCCATTCATGGAAAGGCTTTCTAAAGAAATTGAAAAGGACCTAAAAGATGAAAGCTATGGCAAAGGAGAATAAAGTCAAATCGAAAACAATCTTCGGGAAAAGCACGGAGGAGTTCGACGAAAGGTTAAATAATTTCTTGGAAACGGATGTGGTTATTATATCAACTCACTATTCTATCGCACCGAGAATAGTGGGAACAAATATTACAAGTTCGGGAACTCAAGGAGTATATCATTCTTGCCTTATTTTTTATCAGGAAAGGTGAAAAGTTTTCCAAAAGTTTTCCAAAAAAGTAGAGTTTTCCAAAAATTATTTTTCAGATTTGACGGGATATTGAGATAATATCAGTCATTATGACATATAGGTTTTCCAAAAATATTTGATACATTTATGGAGAAAAAATAAACAAGTTGGATTCACCACTAAAAATAGATTTAAAACAAGCTCTCAACCATGAATATCTAAAGCAACATAATCTTATAATAAAGCTCCCGAAAAACAAGGTTCACCGCACCAAGTTACTGCAGATCATTTTTGGTAACATGCCGGATAAAATAAACCTTGATAACCGGGTGAAGATTATACTTGAGATTGCGGATGGATGTTCCAGGAATACCTTCTATACGGCATACTATAATCATTTTGAAATTAACCAGGACACCGTTGGTAAGAAACTGGCTTCTGATGTGAATGAAATTTCCAAGGCACTCAAGGAGCCATTTTTAGTTTCAGTAATTGAGAAAGGCACGGGAAGAATTCGTTTTAATTTTCAGGTTACAGGGAAATACATTAAAGAGGTTGAGCAAAAAACAGAACCTGTTATTGATGTTGATGAAGTAATGAGGCTCCGGGAGAATGAAATATCAAGGCCGGCCCTCATTGACCCAAGGACGAGGCATGAACGGGAGACGGTTGCTTTGAAAGTTTTAAAATTATTTGCAACCGGTTACATGAGCATCATGGAGGCATGTGAAAGGATCGGAGTTAAATATCTCGATTTTGGGGTTTGGGTCCACTCGGATCAGATCATCCGTAAACATTATCTCGAGTCGTTAATTGTCCGTTCCTTTCTTGTTACCAGCAGAAACATAACAGATGCTCAAGATTATATCGGAATGCTCTTTAAACAAGGGCATCGGCTCATTGAAAATAGCGAATACTCAAAATTATATACGCACGGGAACCCGGAGGGTGTTTGGATTGAAAGTAAAAGAAATATTCAAAAGCAACAATTTAGTTTTACAGAAATATCCACTTTAATCCGGGAGATAAAAGAAAGTGCAATTCCTAATCTCTTGGTTAATGATGAACTCGAAGGTTTCACCCGTGAGGAATTGGCTGAATTTGCAAACAATATTCAAATAAGGCTCGATAATGCTAAAAAACGAAAGCAGGAACATGAATAAAGAGACATTTACAATCGTGGTACCGGGAGTACTGGAAGAAATTGATTGCAAAAGTTACCAGTTTCAGGACATGAGGGATGCCCTGAGAAAAACCTTTGATTTTCGGGACATAACAATTAAATTTCTAAAAAAGAATCAGGATCAAACCTCAAGTTTTACGGATAAACCTTTTTTTGTTGACAATATTGCAACATTCAGGGTTTACCGGGGGAATAAATTTATTTCAATGGCAGAGCTTAGAATATGGAATTAAAAAGGATATTATTAGGATGTGAATTTTCACAGGTGATAACTCAAGCCTTCCGGGATTGGGGTTATGAGGCTTATTCATGCGATTTACTTCCCACTGAAGGCAATCCGGAATGGCATATTCAGGATGATATTCTTAATGTTATAAAATATGGGTGGAGATTGGCAATTTTTCACCCTCCATGCACTTACCTTGCCGGTTCTCAACAGGGATGGTATTATCATCCGGAGGATAAACATCTTCCTCTTAAATTGCGTCGCCCACATCCGAATTATCCAGACAGGGCCACCAAACAAAAAGAAGCTGCCAGATTTGCAATTAAGTTAATGGAATCCCCCATTGATATGATTGCAATGGAGAATCCTGTGGGTATGCTTTCATCACTTTACCGGAAACCGGATCAGCAAATACAACCCCATTGGTTCGGACACCCTGAAAGCAAAAGAACATGCCTGTGGCTTAAAAATCTGCCGAAACTGAAACCAGAAATAATACTGCAAACAAATGGCAGGTGGGCCAACCAGACACCTACCGGACATAATAATATTGGGTCCGGTGATGATAGATGGAAAGATCGCTCAAGGACGTATCCGGGAATTGCTGCAGCAATGGCTAAACAGTGGGGAGGATTACTATGAAACATAAAGCATACAAAGAACGGCAGGAATTACTCAGGTTTATAATTGTCCTTAAAATTAAACTTGGGAATGAACTTCTTTTTAACCTTCCAATAGACAAAAGGGATTATGCAGAATTACTAACCGGCTTGAATGAATTGAGAGAGTTTGTAAGAACTTTACCGGTGGATTATTTCGGTAATGAACACTTTATTAACAATCATGAACCGGATGTTATATTTGTAAAAAAGAAAACCGTTAAAATTGGCAGAGGAGGTATTTCAAGAATAGAAGCTATGCTAAAGGATCATGGGTTGACTTACGAGAATATTGATGAAAATTTTAAATTAATAGAATAATGCTGAGATATAACGAAGTTTTAAGAAAGGTACGGGACAGCGATCACTATTCAACCCCGGAATCATTTTATAAAAAGATAGATAATGAGTTTCATTTTACCTTCGATCCTTGCCCGTTAAAATGTACTGAATTTGATGGTTTACAAATTCCCTGGAGAGGGATCATATTTTGTAATCCTCCCTATTCCCATGTGGGAGATTGGCTTAAAAAAGCAATTGAAGAAATAAAAGCCGGTAACTGCAGGAAAGCCGTTTTCCTGATTCCCCTTCGGACGGATAGTTGGTACTGGCATCATGAAATATTAAATAATGCAGCTGAGGTCCGTATAATCCAGGGAAGGCTCAAATTTGGTAATAAAAAAGATGTTGCACCTTTCCCGGTTGCATTGGTGATATTCGATACCTTATTGAAAGGCAATCCAAAATTAATGTCATATCTAAAATAAAATTATGGAACTGATTAAAGCAAAAACCATCGCACAAAGGTATGTCGACAAACTCCGTCCATACTGCGATAAAATCATGATTGCAGGCTCTATCCGGAGAGAAAAAGCCTGGGTTAAAGACATAGAGATTGTTTGTATTCCCAAACGATTCTGCCCTGAGTCAAAAAACTTGTTTCAGGAAGTAATTAAAGAACCGGAGCGTCCTTTAAAAGAATTCTGCGATATAATAAACAGTCTGGAAGCCGTGAAAGGAAATCCGGCGGGAAAATATACACAACGTATCCTCCCGGAGGGCATAAAGCTCGATTTGTTTATGGCGGATAAAAATAACTTTGGATTAATTGCTATGATCCGTACCGGGTCTGCAGATTATTCCCATGATATGATGGTGATAATCGATAAGAAAGGATTTAAGTCCGATGGCGGGCAATTAATAAATAAAGACACGGGGGAAATTATACCGGTTCCAACGGAAAAAGATTTTTATAAAATCACAGGTATTAAATTTATTAAACCAAAAGAGAGATAATTTATGGAAACAACAAAATCACCGGCATATAAATTCGTGGAATTTATGTGGCAAAACATGGGGACGAATTCCCATTCATGGACTAATGAAGTAATGTACAATACTGTTAAATTAGCAATTGAGGGGAACCTCGAATTTTACGAGGATGATTTCAAAGAAATTGCTAAAAATATGCGGGGTGGATACTGGTTTCATGTAAATTCTAATGGCAAAGGAATGGGAGAATGGTTTTATTCCACTGCTGTTAAATATTCAAATAATTCTGCCATTCACAGCTTCGAGAAATATGCGAATCTGAAACCTTACATCACCAAAGAAGGGCATCGATTACATTCTGGATCAAGATTAATGGATTCGGAATTTCGTTATACTGTCACTGGCTTTGATTACGATAGCGGCCGCATATATTTGGTGGCTTATGCCTTGTCTGATCATGATGAGAAAGGCAAAAGGAAACTTTTTAATTTTAACAATAAGGAGTGGCTCGAATTTAGAAAAACAATAAAAGAACGATGATATTTCAAATATTAATATTCGTTTTTGGAGCTTCAGCGATTTGGTTTGTTTCCCGAAAGGAAAAATGGAAACGAGTGGGATATATACTTGGACTTTTGGGACAACCATTTTGGATTATTACTTCGGTTGAAAAAGAGCAATGGGGCATACTTGCCCTAAGTCTCTTTTATATCTATTCATGGAGTCAGGGCATTTATAATTATTGGATTAAAAAAGACAATAATGGAAAACGACAGGGAAATATTAATACCATTCCGGATTGATGATGATTTTCATAAATTACTTTTTGCTCAAGCGCACATCAAATCCCAAGATAAAATCATTTCTGAACTCCGTATTGAAATCGGGATGTTGAAAAGTGAAATTGATGAGATCATCGATACACAACATCTTGCAAAATTAAATCGGGTATTAAAAAACAATCTAAGGGGAGTCGAAAAAAGAAACAGAGCCCTTCAATCCGAAATAACCAGGTTAAAAGGTGAATTAAAGAAAAAAAATGAACAAAAGTAATTTAGTTGAACCCCCGGATGGGATCATTATTACTATTTCGGCAGGTATGCTTAAAGAAAAAGGATATCGGAACTGGCTTCGTAATTTTATGAATGCAATGGGTAATGAAGGGTGGACTTATTGGATGAGACAAGGGGCAAAACCAAAGCATGAAATTCTTTATGTTTATTTGTGTATCGGAAATCGTGTCAGGTACCGGGCCAATTTTGTCGGAACCGAAGGGCCGTGTGAAATGACTTTCAGCGATAGCAATGCTCCCATGTTTGCAAGGGCATGGATTATACTTTGCGGCCCAGTGGTTAAAGCTCCTGCAGATTATCCAATGAAGGGATTCAGGGGTTTCAGATATACTCAAAAAATATTCTAATGTTATTACAAGGAATTGAGGATCGGGCATTGGCTGAAAAGGTCAAAGCAATGAGGCAAAAACTTTACCAAGTTGATCCGCTTAGTTGGATGATCGAGCGTTTCGGTGAGCCTGAGAAAACTTTCCTTTGGTCCAAATTTCCGGGATATGAAAAGCATGAATGGGATGCCACTCCTGATCCATTTCTCCAAGCTCTTAATGCAATATCGGACGGACGTGATGTCGGAATTGAAGCAGCTACCGGAGTGGGAAAAACTTATATAGCTGCCAGGATCGCATATTGGTTCCTCGATGTATTTCCTGCTTCAGCAGTTATCACAACCGCACCCACACGTGAACAATTGCTTCAGGTATTGTGGAAGGAGATCGGTATTGCTTATAATATATTTAAAAGGATTAGGCCCACTGCTCTTCTTTTAACAGGTGATTTGAGAATTAACAAGAATATCCATTACGATGATAACTCAAATCAAATCCTTTATTCAAACCGCATGGTGGGTAAAGTTGGGCGAAAACGTGCCGGGGAGGATTCGGCAGTGGCTTTTCAGGGTATCCACAATAAACACCAGCTTTTCATATTAGATGAGGCAGCCGGTTTGGAAATGTCAGTTATCAATGCAATTAAAAATACCAACACTGATAAATCAGAGGGTGCAATAAATGCGATACTGGCTCTTGGGAACCCCGACAGCCAGTTGGACGCTTTACATCAATTTTGCGAAAATGAAAGTACCGAGCATATCATTGTATCTGCCCATGATCATCCAAATATTGTATCACGTGCCGGAATAGCCGGTGCAGTTTCCCCGGAGAGCATAAAGATCAGGGCTGATGAGTTTGGGGAAGATTCGTTTTTCTATAAATCCAGGGTTCGGGGCCAGGCCCCAACAGAAGGGAGCGATTCACTCATCAAAATGGAATGGATAAAGAAGTGTACGGTTTCCGATGATATTTTTTGGGGAGAAAAAAAGAAACTTTCTGAATTAGAGAGCATCACCAGTAAAAATGCCGTCGGTATCGATGTTGCCAATTCAATAGATGGGGATAAAGCAGCGATGGCTTGGGGTAAATCAAATATTCTGCAGGAATTATATGAATTTCATTGTCCGAATGCCTCCCATTTGGCTTATAATGTTTTATTGGAAGATTATCAGCTTCGAAAGAAGGGATACCAGGTTTTCAATTTACCCAAACTTTCAGATTATAACATTAAGCCTTGGAATATTGGAGTTGATGTCGTTGGAGTTGGTGCATCAACGATCAATACCTTTCATGACAACCAGGTTAAAGCAATCGGGCTTCAGGGAGGGCAATTGGATGATGCTATCAAACTTGACAAAGAAGGGAAACCTCTGTATCAGTTCTCATCACTACGTGCGCAGATGTATTTTGTTCTGGCGATGGACTTGCGGGATTGCGAAATTATTTTTAATATTGACAAAACTATTTTGAAACGGCTCGCGAGAGAATTAACGATAATCAAATATTCAATCCGGGGGGGGAGAATAAAAGTTGAAGACAAAGAAGAAATTAAAAAGAGGCTTGGAGGTAAATCTCCGAACCTTGCAGATTGCGTGGCATATTGGAATTGGTGCAGAAAAAATTATTATGTGCCAACACGTAACCTTCCTTTTAAATAAAAATATAGCCTTGGACGGGCTTTGTAAAATCCATCAAAACTATGGCGACTAAAGTAAAGGTAAAATGCGTCTCCAAGAAAGAGAGCCAGAACTATGATCCAAACCATCCGATCACTACAGCAATCGAATTGCAGGTTCCCTATGATCAGAATTCAATTTATTACCAATTATCAGGGGGAACCGGTATGGTACTGAACACTGTAAATCAGGAAGCAGCGGACATGTTTCAATTGGGCAAGGATTATGATATCTTGATAAGCCCATCAGAAGAATAGTATTAATCGTGAAGGCTTGGATAAATCCGAGCCTTTACTTTAATTATAAGCGCATGTTACAATTAGCCTTTAAACATAGGGAATTACTTCAGAATAAATGGATGGATTGGTGTTTGACTGATGATAGTAAATTTTATTCACTTGGAACTTATAGAAATTATAAACTTGAAATAGAAGATAGTAACTGGAGTAAATTGCAATTCGTTTCCGTTAATAAGAAAGGAGAAATACTTGGTTACTTCGGAGCATCGTTCAGTGTAGATCATTTTAAATTTGATAACATATTTGTTATTCTTTTTAAAACAAATTTATTATCACAGAGGGATTTGTACAGATTCTTCAGTAATATTTATTATGATCCAAGAGCAAAAAAAATTGAGTGGAGCGTTGTAATTGGAAATATTCGTGCTGAAAAATTGTATAAACATATTATTGAAAAATATAATGGCAATATTGTCGGAATACATAAATCAACAGTCCGGCTTTCTGATGGTAAGTTCTATGACATGAAATCTTTCGAATTATTTACAAATTCAATAAATAAAACATCATGAAAAGAAGGATATGGCTTTGGTTATTGCGATTAAGTTATACAAAAATAGCAACTGCATCACCAGAACTTCCAGATGGGGTACCTGGGTTCCGATCTAAGGATGCACAATGCTCTGGTTATTCACCAAGAAAATTAAAACCTGGAGACTTCACAGATTGTGAAGGAGATGGGCATTATTTATGTAAGGAATGCTGTCACTTAATAAACAAGGATGATGAATGAGAATGAATTAGCATTTTGCGAGGAGTTCGAAGGTAGAGCTAATGAAATAATGCTCATGGATTTACTCAAAGATGAACTAACTGATAAGGGACGGGAAATATATGCGAAAAGAAAGGAATGGCTCAAGTTAAATCTCGATAAATATTTGGAAATTAAATGGAAATAAATAAATTCTATCAAGGCAATGCAAGGGAAATATTAAAGGGTTTCCCGGACCAAGTTGTGGATTGTGTTGTTACATCTCCTCCATATTGGGGACTCCGAAATTATGGAACGGCGCCGCAAATTTGGGGTGGCGACCCCGCATGTAATCATGAATGGAATAAAATAATTAAACCTCCCAATGGGGGAAAGAATAATCCAGAACGTCCACCCAATGTTGCAGCGAATCGCCACATGGATGCTATGGATGTCCGGGGTTCTGGCAGTGAATCTCAATTTTGTCAAAAATGTGGGGCTTGGTTAGGGGAACTCGGACTGGAGCCAAACATTAATATGTTCATGGATAACCTGTTCTCAATATTCGACGAAATATATCGGGTATTAAAAGATACCGGTTCTGTTTGGGTTAATTTGGGAGACTGTTATTCCGGGTCCGGGGGAATGGGTAGTAAATATGACAATCTTGAGAAGCGGGGAATGATCATGCTTAAAAACTTTAACCGGCAAAATATAGATGTTCCAAAGAAATCCCTTTGTCTTATTCCCCAACGCTTCGCCATTGGCATGGTAGATCGTGGATGGATTTGCCGTAATGAGATCATCTGGTGGAAGCGCAATGCAATGCCGGAAAGCGTGAAAGATCGTTTTACCAATGATTTTGAACCACTTTATTTCTTCACAAAGAGCCAAGATTACTATTTCGAACAGCAACTTGAGGAGAGCCTATGGGCAGATAAGGACCCAAGGGCGCAAAGTGAGGAGCGTGTCCTGGCTAAAAGTGGAAAGATAACAACCGGTAATTATCGCATCACCGGAACCAACTATCGAAAGGATGGAATGAGAAATAAACGGACTGTTTGGGACTTAAATACCAAGGGAAGCAATGAATCGCACTTTGCAACCTATCCACAAAGATTAGTTAAAACTCCCATTGAGGCAGGATGCCCGGTAGGTGGATTGGTTCTCGACCCTTTCATGGGAACTGGCACCACAGGGATAACCGCACGGAAGCTGAACAGAAATTTTGTCGGCATCGATCTTAACCAGGAATCGGTTGATATTGCTAATAAACTTCTTTATAAAGAACTCGGAATGTTCATGTGATTATTTTAAAATATTCAAAAAAGTTTTGTCGGTTGTGAAACAATTCATATATTTGATCGTATAAATAACAAAGCAACGATAAATAAAAAGCCATGAAAACGAACGCATCCAAAGCAGCTAAAGAGATTAAAAGTATTTTAAAAAAGAATTTCCCAAATTTAATGTTCAGTGTAAAATCCATGAGTTATTCAATGGGTGATAAAGTTTCGGTTAGCTATGAAGATGGGCCGATGACTTCCGATGTTGAAAAGCTAATAAGCCAATATCAATATGGTAATTTTAACGGCATGGAGGATATATATGAATATTCAAATGTCCGGGAAGATATCCCTCAAACAAAGTATTTATTTGTTGAAAGGCAAATGTCAGATAAAGTCAGGGAAGAAATTGTCAGTTACTTAATAGGTTATTATGGTTTAGAAACCGGAACTACCTATAACGATTATATTGATAATTTGAGAGAAAGAATGTCAACTTTAGTTTACAGAGAATTCATTAAAAGAAATTACTATAAATAATTAACGGGGGGTGTTTTTTCCCCCTTATAATATTAATTAAAGCAACATAGCCATGACAAACGAAGCATTAGAATCAGTTTTAAAGTTTGCGTATTTCACTGCGAATTTTACCCCTAAGTTTATTGAGGATTGTTGGAAAGATAACCCTCATTTGATTGAACATATTAGCTCTAAATTTCTGAGTAAAGCAAATGGTTCTTTCATTGACATGGGGGGATTTATGAAATTCTTTTTCGATTTGGATAGAGAAAACATGATAAAACTTATAAATTGGATTGATGAACATTACAATTATTAACAAAGTTATGAACAGGAGAAACGGCATCTTTGCGATGCTGTTTTTTCTTTTTGTGTTTAACAACACTCAGGGACAAACTATTGCTCTAACCTACGATCCATTAAAATCAGGATTGGGATTCCACATTCAGTCACTCAGTAAAATATTTAATCCAGTTCTTTCTTATGAATTGGGCAAGTATGATGAAAAAAAATCAATGAAGATTGGTTTGGGTGTTTCATTTTTGTATGATGAAAATTGTTATAAGCAGGAATCGGTTTATTTCAATCTGAGTATTTGTTATGGTAAAATAGAAGGAGAAGAGAGCAATAATCTAACCGATTTCAGTGCGGAGATTGGGGGAACCGTTGCCTTAAAAAGACAAACGTTTCTCATTATGTTTGATCCCCTGAAATGGGATGGGAAAATAGGTTTTGGAATTAAATTTTAACCAATATGAATGTTGATTTTAATAATCTAAGGAGACAGGCTTGCCATGCCTATGATCGTTTAGCAGAAAAGTTAAACGATTCTATTTTAAAAGGCGATCCCCAATATGCAAAACCTAATGCAGTTCATCATGGGCAGGATATTGATATTTCCGGGCATGTTTTGATTGATGCCGAAGATATCCAAAAGGAAATGGACGATCTACGTATGTTAATTGGTTCCATTGCCGGGACATTTGAAGAAGATAACCCTAATTTTAAAGACATCTACGATGAGGTTTATCCGTTGAATGATGAAAGCAAAAGGATGGTTTCATTCAATGATGAGGAGGAGGAATAATGGCAAAATTTTCACTAATAAATGTAATGGAATATAAGAATGAGTTTGTTTCCGGATATTGGTTACAAGATCATGTGGGTACGTTGGAAAGTGCAAAGGAAGTGGCTCAACAAACAAAGAAAGCAAACAATAATAAAATTGATGTGGCAGTTGTAGAAGAAATAAACTCTACAGTTCCCGGTTTGAGTTATTACACTAATTTGAAAAGTTTGTAGATTATGAAAGTAACTATCTGGCATGAAAAAGGCTTCGACGTCGCTTCCTGCAGCGATTATTTCAATTATTTCTGCATGTTGGATGATCTATCCGGGAAGATCGAAAAAACGAAGATAAACGTTGGAATTTTCACATTTATACCGGGTGAAAAATATTCACGTTTTGGGTCCAGTAAGAAAACAAGCGCAGGATGGATTTTTTATAAGGGAGAAGCCTTACAATATGTTGGAAGGTATAAAGATTATATGCTTTTTTCCCGTGATGGTAAGCCAATGAAACTCGAAAATTACCAAGGCATTTATTTCTGTTGGCAAATAATGAAGGATGTTGATTGCTTATTTGCTATTAATGAATCTGGATCAGGAAGGGTAATGGAGATGAATAGTCTTTAATATTATTCAAAATAGTTTTGATGATATTGAAACAAATCTTATATTAGATGCGTAAAACATTACAAAAGCAACAATAACAAAGAGCCATGAAAAATTTAGACAAAAAACTTAACGATTTTATTAACCAATTTCCGGATAACGCAACAAATTGGAGTCAAGCAACCGACGAAATAAGGGATTTATGCAGGGGTTGCCGTGAATCTTACAATGAATTAGTTTTAAATGTTGTGGAAGGTGAAAAAGGTTATATTGATGCTTTGGATTTCAGGAGTTTCAAAACCCCGTCACAATGGAATACCGAAGCAAAGAAAATGATCCGTACCCTTTGGGCAAAAATGGACGATTGGGCTAAAGAAAATGCACTTCATTATGTAATAGAATAAATTAATGAGAGGAATTCAAACAAGGAAATGTGTGCCTCGAACCATATATCTGGCGTCGATTTATTTCAAAGAACAAATTCATGCGCCGGTATATGGTTTTACTAAATTTATTATGCTCTATGTGCAAGGTTCCAACGAATCGGAATCCGAAACTAAAATCAGGAATTATTTAAAATCAAAATATAATCTTTCACCTGAAAGAGTGACTATGTTTACTGCAAAGAAACAAAATCCGGATTCATATATTCAATTAATAAAATAACCTATGGAACAGTATTTTATTGAAATGTCCGACGGCACTTTATTGGTTTTTACCAGTAAATGTGACTATTCTGATTATATTAAAAAATTCGATTATAGGATTGCCCGGCACTTCGAGGCAAAACTTATTAATGATCAACAGAATTATAAACAGTATCAAATCATACCAAAATGAAAGATATTGATTTTTCAAAGTGCCATGCTGTCCTAAATTCCAATTATAATATTGATAAATTTATAGATGGCGAAAAACAACCGAGGATTCCTTTTGCCCCCGGTTGTATTTTTAAATCAGTTTATGAACGTTTGGGGGGATTATTTGTCGAGTGTGGACGTGTTTGGCTCTCCGGTGATATTGAATATCTTTTTCAGGAATATGAAAGCGGGGAAGGCTGGACTGGTTATGATCTTCTCTATTGCCGGATGCGATTCAAAGGCCCTCAATATGTAACGATGATAATTTGGGACAAAGGTACCGCAGCAATTCCGGTACAAATTTGCGATAATGATGGGGCAGATGATTCCGCTGCAGATCTGAAACAAGATCAAAAAAGGATCGCCCGTGAAATTGTATGTGCTATCCATGCCAGTGCTTTACCTAATCCACCAATAACTTATCAAATACAATAATGGAAACACTTATAACAAAACAGAATATTGAGGAATTCATTAATTCCTTTGTTCAACCACAATTCATTTCTATTGAAGAAAAGGAGCATACCATATTTATTTATTTGTATTTCACCCCTGAAAAATATGGGAATATCCACGTTGATTCTTTAGAAAGATTGCTATACAGCGAGATAAAGGAACGTGTTCCTGTAATTATCGACGTCCAATTAAAAGTCAGGAAATTTGAAGAAATGAACCCGCATGAGATTTTCTTGCTGAAAGAATCGCTCAAGTATGATGTGGTGATGTCATTACTCAAAGATTTGAAGAATGCACAAATCGAAAATAATAAAAAGGTGATCAAAATTCGTCGCAGACAGTTTTGGTTTGTCGTTATATTGGTTCTTTTACAAATCATTCTTTTATTTATGAATTATGAACGCAAAAATAACAATCAAAGGGATCAGCTACGGGAGGATAACAAGGTCGAGTTATTCACTGAAAACCCCGGATTTTCAACTAAGGAAAATTAAGCTAAAGGATCGCATATTTAACTTAACCGAAAATGAACAGCTTCAGGATTGGTTCGATCAGAATTATGATAATCTGGTTGTTTCATATAATAATGCCCATACAGATTTTAGCTGCATACTTGAGGCTTCCATTGAATTTAAAGTTCGAAGGAAAACAAGGAAAGAACAGTTCACCGATCTAATCAGAGATTTAATACCTGAAAAATTGATACCTGATTTTGTTGTCTGTTATATGGAAATGAAGGATTCACTGAAGGGTTTAACCATCTCAAAACAGGTATCAATTGTATTAAATACAATGAGTATAGGTTATCAGGCACAAAGTACTGCCCTTAAATCTTTAACAGAATACAGTCAAAATTTATCCAAGGGGGATATAAAATTAGACAGATGAATTCATGGGTATATACCGGGTTAATCGGATTTTTTCTTGCAGACTATTGGGTTTATTCCCGGTACTGGAATGATATGAACCCGGACATGCCATATACTAATTCAATCCGGATTTATCTTGCCTTCGTGAGTATCATTTTCGGTTATATTGCCTTTATAATTCATTTACTAATAGTGGCACTATGGATAAACAGGAAATTTTAAAAGAAATTGAAAGCCTGAAACATTACGATTCTATCGATTGGAATAAACTCGGCGGTGAGGAGCAAAACCTCAAGAGCAAAGCTCTGGTTTTATGGAATAAATATTCCAAGGACCAAACAAATGAAAATATACGAGATGAATATCGGGATGCCCGTGATGCTTGGATGGTAAAATCCAATACATTGACACAATACATAAGGCTACGGCACTTACGTATAGAACTTGCAAAACTGGAAGGCTTTGATATATTAAAACTTAATCCGGATTTAACTATTCCCGGCGGCCCTGAAACAAAAAATCAACCGGGTCCGGACCAGAAAAATGATAAAGGACAATTAAGTTTATTCTGATGAAACTTTATAAATTATTGGCAACATTAACAGTAACCGAACTCCATTTTTTAATTCAGGAATTGGAGGTGGATGATGAGGTTATTTATTTCACTGGAACAGATGGTACTGCTGATATTAAAATCCGGAAAATTGATTTAATGATCACCAAGGAACAGTCTAATATCGATCCACCGGCTGAAAGATGGATGTTTTCGATATACTGTGAGCCGGGTTTTATAAATGAAGCAAAACAATCAATAATCAATCACATCAGCAATAGCATAAATCAATTCGAATTAATTTTGAAGGCAAAGAGAAAGGCCTCAAAAAATACAATAACCAATTATAAAAATTAACATGGAAAAAATCGAAACTTTTGTCGAAAGTCAGTTTAAAGAACACTGGCAAGCGATGGAACACATGCCAATGAAATCCGTCGCGAAGCATAGCAACCATAAAGCCGTAATTGTGATCACCGATTACATTGAAAAAATCAGGACTGAACTTTTTAATAAGGTAAGCAAGCTGGAAAATATAACCCCGGATAACAAATCGGAAATACAACGGGAACTCGATAAACTATTTGAAGCAATATGAAAGAAGAGATTCGTGTTGTGACACTTTGGCAACCTTGGGCATCACTTTTGGCCCTTGGTTTAAAACTGAATGAAACCCGTCCGAATGATACTTCATTCCGGGGAACTTATCTTATTCATGCTGCACAAAAATGGACGAAGTTTCAAAAAGAATTATGTCTAAAGGAGCCATTTTTTACCGAACTAAAGAACCAGAGATTAGTGGTAGATTTTATAAATGAGGATACTAAAAAGGTATTATGGGTTCCCATGCTTCCTTTGGGTTCAATCATTGGTAAATTTGAAGTGGATCGCTGTTTGAAGGTTCAGCAAGATCGGGGAAAGTATAATCATGCAGTTCTTTCGGACGGTTCAATCATAACAGGCAATGAATTTGATTTCGGAGATTATTCTCTTGGACGATCCATTTGGATTGGTAAGAATCATCGAAAGCTAATCCGTTCATTGCCTTATAAAAACGGGCAGGGATATTATCAAAGGTTCCGGGGAAATATTAACGATTTAAAATTTGTTTGATGAAAGAGGTATTTACCATCCCTGCTTTAATTTCAAAATTCGTAACTCTATCCGATGGTACCGTTCGTATTTATATAGACACAAATGAATTATGCGACGAACAGAAACTTGGTATTTTTAAAGTGCTTCAAAAGTTTTGTTTCATTGGAATAAAGGAAGGGGAAAATGATCTCACCGCTGAAGAATTGGAGTTTCTTTCCAACATGGAAAAGGACGATACCGAATCAGGCAAAAAGAGAACACGATCCCAAAAGCTGCGGGATTGTTTTTATATTTCCTGGCAACATGACAGAAAGGGTTTCGAACATTTCGATGATTACTATGCACATCGGATGGATAAGCTGATAACACTTGTTAGACGTGAAATTGATAAATTAAAATAATGGAAAATTTAAAAACAGATATTAGGAAGGTTAAACACCTTTTAAATAACAATAATACGGCTGAAATAAAAAAATTAAGTACATTGTTCCTGCCAAATTACAATGCACAAATTTTGGCAAAACTCGATCCTTTTGAGCAGGCACAATGGTTGAAGATAAATGGCTATAATTAGCATCTTCCATCGTAACGAGGCTCATAACCTCGCCGATGTAAAATAACCGGTTAGCGACTGGTTCCGTTAAATGGCGTGAAATCCAAGTCAATTGTCCAGCCTTCGGGTGCGGAAAGGTAAAGAAGGTGTTAATGCCCCCGGTGAGAGCCGGGGTTTTTTTTTGCTTCTAATTTCCTAAATTTAGGAAAAAAGACTATGGCTTTAAAAAACAATTTCGGAAAATACTTTCCCCTTTTCGGCCGGGGGAAGAGCGAGGAAGTGAAAGAAGAAACAAAGCTCGCTGAAGATAAGCCAAAGAAAAGGCCGGTTCCACCCACGACAGGGCGTAGTTCCGTACCTCAATTTAATACATTCGGGCCTAGCATGAAACTGACTGAAGTTTTGCCCGACTTTGCGATTGAATGGTACAATACCCTTGAGAACTTGGCCGCATATCATCATGATGTCGGTTATGCCCTTGATAACATTGTCCAGTTAGCGAATACGGATCATGAAATCGTTTTCTCTGAAGATATAACGGACCAATTAAAAAAAGAAATATTAAAGCAGATTTGGGAAGTTGAGGATAGTTGGTATAACTTTTCAGAGGGCATGCGTTCCTTTAAATCTGATATCATTGCGCAGGGAGTTATCAATGGAGCAATAAGCATCGAGATTATTCCGGATATACTCAATAAAAATTTATATCAGATTGTACGCATCCCCCCAAAATATATCCGGTTTGTCTATGACAGGGAAATTGATAAATACTCGCCTTACCAGGTTGTTAATATTCCTCATTTAGTTGAATCAAACTTTAACGGGCTTGTTAAATTAAATACAGTCACATATAAATACGTGGCATGGCGACGCTTATTTGAAGGGCCTTATCCGACTCCTCCATTCCTTTCAGCAATAGAAGGGCTCTTTATTCAAAAGGATATGCTCAAGAATTTCTCCCAAATAATGAAGAAATTGGGGATGCTTGGATTCCTTTCTGCTAAAGTAGAACCTCCCGAACAGCAATCCGGGGAAGATGAGCAGGCTTACTGGGCCAGGTGCGTATCTTACCTGGAAGATGTTGTTTATCCACAATTGAATAAGAATTTATCGAACGGAGTGGTTGCCGGTTTTAAAGATAGTCATGAATTCGAGCTTCAGGGTAACAAGATGAATGTCGCCGGGGCTGATGGGTTGATGAAACTGGTTGATCTTATAATATTTGCCGGGTTAAAACAGGACCCCAACATGCTCGGACGCAATTATTCAACCACTGAAACTTTCGGAAGGGTAATATTGGCAAAGATGCTCAACCAAGTTAAAGATTGGCAGAAAATGTCCGATTCAATCTTCAAAGAAATATACCGTATGTTCATTTTGATGCGGGGATATGATCCGATGTTAATTACTGATGTTATCAGTGAAGCTCCTATGGTAATCGATAAATCCAAAGAGGAAGAGGCTGAAAATAAAAAGATCACCAATGTCAAAGAAAAGCGCAATATGGGGATCATTAATCAGCAGGATGCGGCTAATGAATTGGGATATGATGAACCGGCAGAGGAAGATTGGCAAAGTATGTTCCCGACGCCTGGTGATCCAAATTCATCAGGAAACGATCCAAAAAGTAAAGGAAACGATCCAAAATCACCCGAAAATGAACCGGAAAGTGATAGCGAGGTAAAAAAACAAATCGGAATATTTGAAAAGCAATTGAAAAAAGATGTGCCGGAATATAGTTATTATACGGCTAATTGTCACGGGACAAAAACAACAGATTTTGTTTCCCCTTCCGACTTCGGTGATAGGAAAATGAACGGGCTTGTTAATAAATATTTTAATGAAACGGTGGCTAATTATCGGAAGGCATTAGTTAAGGTTAGTAAGATAGTTTCAAACCTTTTCAAAAAATATGATGAAAGTACACCTCTGGATCGCATCCAAGATGATGTTTATCTTGCCATTGTCCGGAATTGGGATGAGCAATTTATTCAAAAACAGGTAACAATATCAGAAAACAATGTGGATAAAATTTATTCACATTTCAGGAATGATAAATCTGTTTTCGGTAAAAAAGCCAAACTTTCAGGCTCCAAGGATTCCAGATGTCCGGAATGCCAGTTCGAATTTGAATATAATTCAATTGCTGAAAGCGGAATGGGATATGTTGAATGCCCAAATTGCCATAAACCTGTTACTCAAAAAAGTATTTTCAACCGGGAACAATTTGTAAATGGTGATCCCATACCGGAACCTGTATTCGATCTTCTTGATTTCAGGACTATCGATTATCTTTCAGAAAGTGATGCTCTTTATCTTGGGAAATTCATAACAGATGAAGGCACAAAGAAAAAAATCAGGAATTATCTTGAGGAACAATATATCAAAGGTGAACTTCCCCTTGGAGGAGAAACAAAAGTTTTAAATAAGTTCCAGAATGAATTTGAAAAGCACCTTAATTTAGAATCCTGGAAAATTAGACGAGTGATCGATACCAGTGTCAATAATGCCCGGAATGATGGGAATGTAATGTATATGAACCAGGCTAAAATTGAAAAGTATGAGATCATTGAAATTCAGGACCAATTAACATGCGACTGGTGTTCGCACATGGACGGTATGGAATTCACAATTAATAATGCAGTTTCAAAAATTCAGAATAAAGTTGATGTAGGGCCGGAAAATGTCTCCCGAATTTCACCTTTTGCGACTTCCATCCCCATTGAAGAATTCCAAGGTATGGACGCTGCAGCAATTGAGGGGAAAAATATAACGACACCAAGCTATCACCCATCATGCCGAGGTAGGGTAGTGGCAGTAATTTAATTTGTATATTTATTTCTCATAGAAATTTTAATTATAATTTTTTAGGAAAATGCCAAAGGAAACAACAAAACAAAAGCGAACATCGAGCATCACCATCATTGGCAACGGGACGTTTTTCTACACCCCTAATGCTAATAATAAAGATGAACTCAAAACGATGCGCTCGCAGTTTGGTATGTTCGGAGACGAATCTTACAAACAGGCATTAGTCAATCCAAACCTGGAAGATGCCATACCCAAGCAGGAAGATTTTCTTCCATTCTGGTTCCGGCATATTTCGGCAACCATTGTGGGGGCTTATTCTTGGAAAGCTACCGAGTTCCCTGAAAAGGTTTTAAAGAAGTCCGTTCCAATGTTAGCCTTAAAACCGGTATTTGTTAATCATGATTTGCAGGTTTCCAACATTATAGCAGGGATCGGACAAACGAAATGGACAAACGGTTTTAAAACTGCAGATGGAATTAAAGTTCCCCCCGGAATTGATGCCCCTATATGGGTGGATGGGAAATTGCATCCGGATATTTGCAGAAAACTTGCAGCATTTCCGGTACCGCATATTCAATCAGTATCGGTAACTGTTACCTACGAATGGGAACCGAGCCATGTTTTTGAAGATCGGGAGGGGAATGAAGATTTGTGGTTATTCGAATCCAGGATCGGGCAGATGGTTGACGGGGAAATGGTACGACGGGTTGCAACTGATATTCTGGAATATTACGAGACTTCACTCGTTTGGGCAGGGGCTGATCCCTTTGCAAAAATACTGAACGAAAAAGGGGAACCCATCAATATTGAAAAGTCTGCAATCATTGGCATGCAGAAATTTTCAGAGGACCCTCTTGCGCCAATGTACAAGGAACAGAACCGGTACTTTGTTTCGGATTCTTGTTTTTCAATAATAAAAAAGATAGATTTACAACGAGAGGTAATTGGAAAAATAACAAAAACGGAAAATTTCTCCAACGTGCCGAAAAGAATTGAAACTTCAAAAACTGTAAAAATGGACGAATTAATTAGCTTCCTCGCAGAGAAACTGAATGTAAAACCCGAAGAGGTTACCAGAGAAATGCTTGAAAAATACACTTTGGTTCCGGCATCGGATCATAATTCTCTTTTGAATTTACAAAAGACAGTCGGTGATGTCGAGAAATTTAACGCTCTCAAAACAGCCAAAGAAACTGCAGAGGGCGAAGTTCAAACCCTAAAGGCTGAAAAAACGACTTTGGAAACCGAACAGACAAAAAATCTGCCCTTGGTAACTTTTGCAAAGGAACGTTTAACAGCAGCTAAAGATGAAGCCTTGAGGCTTTTGAAATTGAGTAAAAAGGGAGAGGAACCTGATAAATCCATTGTTTCTTTGATTGAAAGGGCTGAAACCGAAATGGATTTCAAAACCATCAATGGAATGATCCTTCAGTATGGAGGCAAGGCTTTCGATACCTTCGAGGGTAAATGTAAAGAATGTGGTTCACATAATATAGGTTTCAGATCAAGCCAACAGACTGATCCTGATCCTATCGGAGACTCATTCCAGTTCCCGAATATGTCGGAAACTTTTAGAAGATAATTAATTCGATTTTTAACATTTAAAAATTAATAAAATGACTGGAACAATTCAAGAATCTGCCCCTCTCGTTATAACTGATATGAGGAGCGACGCTCTTCAATTAGGTTTTGTAAACGATTCAGGAGGAGTATTAACACCGGGCCAGGAAGTTACTTTGAAAACTGATGGCACTATTGACAAAAGAGATGCCGGTTCAGATATACCATTGGGCATTGTTATAAAAGGCGGCGCCGATGGTGAACGGGTAACTGTAAGAACTTATTTCACGGCCGTCGTTAAAGGTAAAGCAATCGGAGGTGCATTAAATGCCGGTGTATTGGTTAAACCCAATGGACTGAAAGATGCAACCACATTTATACCCGAATTTGTCGCTTCAACATCGAGCGATTATACAGTTGGAATGGTGATAAAGGGAGCCCTTTTAAATGGAGCTATTATTGTCGGTATTCTTGACGGTATTGTTGCAGGTAATGATCATGCCTATACTTCTGAGGAACTTGCTGCATACGCTGCAGACATTGAGAATGTGGCTTATGTTGGAACCGAAGAAATGTATGCATATCTTCAAAATATTGCTGCAGCTACCACTACAGGTGGAATTGCACAGGAAGATATCGCAGCCAGTGGAGCAACTTGGGATGGAGCCTCAATCGCACAGCCTAATGTTCCCCGGAATGTTGTATTAACTGTTACAGACGCCGATACATCAATCAGTGCAGGAACGATTACCGTTGCTGGTTTGGATCAGGCAGGCGCAGTTGTAAATGAAGTTTTTGATGTTACCGACGGACTGGTTCAAACCGGTGATGTTGTGTTTGCAAAAATAACAGCAGTAAGTGGCGCAGGTTTTGCCGGTAATGGTGCAGGCGATACTGTTGATATGGGATATGGTGTGAAAATTGGACTTCCCAATGGCAAAAAAGGTGGATTAACAGTTGTAAAACTTGTTTCCAACGGAACAGAGCAAGCTACAGCCGTTACTGTTGACGCAGTAAACGGTTCATATACCTCATCGGATGCACCCAATGGAACCAACGATTATGAAATATGGTACAAGGTGAATAGTTCTGATTTGACTAACATTAATGCACTGAGGGTGGCTTATGAAAATCTCAGGGCTTATGTTCAGGATATTGCAGCAAAACTTGTAACATCCGGAATATTAACAACTCCGTAACTCCCTAATTAGTAACTTTTAATATCGAATTAAAATGAAAAAAGTAACTGTTGAAGAATTTCAAAAATTGAGGGTTCATAACCAGAATGTTATGGGCAAAACCACCGGCACATTGGATAAAAAGGATGTCCGGGATATTTATGAACGCTCGATGGGTGATTTCTGTAAGCAAATCATCGAAACACGTATGGGGAGATTGGAGGATTCTTTCGGGCGCAAAATTGCCCCTTATGATGTGTCTCTCGAAGAAGCAACCAAGGTATTCTACGGGGTTGATTCAAATACCTTCCTGAAACAAATGGATATCCATTTAGGCACTGATACATTGGCTTCAGCGGCCAAAAGATTCGGAAATGATAACTTAACCGCATACAATCTGGAAGATCAACTGGTTAAGCATTCACAGTTTGATGGTTTGAACACCACTGGTGATATCAACCCGGCACACCGATTTATCATCCCTGAACTTATTTTGGCAGCTATCCGCACCGATTATGAGCATGCTTCTATGTATCGTAACTGGATAGCAACCGAGCAAAACATCTCTTTAATGAAGGTTACCATGCCTATAATTAAAAGAGGTGCAGCAACTCCAAGGAAAATCGGCGAAGGTGAAAGCATACCATTTGGAACTGTACGTTTCGGTCAGAAAGAAGCAACCGTTTATAAAATTGGTATTGGATTCAAAATTACCGACGAATTGGTTGAACAGTCGAGTTTGAACATGCTTTTCAATTTCCTTGGTGAAGTTGGAACTGATATGTCCATCGGAGCAGATGTAGAAGCAATCAATATCCTGATAAACGGGGAACAGGCAGATGCTTCAGAAAGCGCACCTGTCATTGGTGTCAATTCAACCAGTGATGGTTTCAAATACAAAGATTTGAAGAGAGTGGTTGCCAGAATGGAAAGATTAAAAAGAGTTGTTAATCGACTGATAACCGGTGAAAATGATGGTTTGGATGTTTCCTTACTTGAAGAATTCAAAGGTTTTGCAGGTGACACAAAACTCGGTAATCTTAACGGTATTCTTGGTAAAGTATTGAGCCTTGCCAATGATATATGGGTTATGCCATCTAATCAAATTATGTTACTTGACCCTGCAAAGGCAATGGTAAAACTGAAATATCGTGGCATGAAAACTGAAAGTCGCAGAAATCCACAGAATCAGGAAGATGAACTTTTTGTATCTGATCATATTGGATTTGCTATCCTGCGCAGGGATGCACGTGTAATTATTGACAAATCCGTTGCTTATAGTGCAACAATAGGTGCAACCGGCGGATTCCCAACTTATATGGATATTGATTCCAGAATTAGTACTGCATTTAAAGCCTTACAAGAATAATCATGGATAAAATTTATCTAAGACTTAAAGATAAGACTTCTACCTTCTGGCTTGCCGAGCAAGGTATTAGTCTTGTTGGTGAAATTCCAAAATTGGTGGAAAAAACCCATTTTGTCTCTAAGCTCCTGAAAAACGGAGTGGCAGAGATTGTCAGTTCTGATTTTGCGAGAAAATACTTCCAGTCGGATGAGGATAGGCAGAAAGCATTCGAGGCTGAACAGGCAAAAGCTGAAATGGATAGTGCCTATGATGCAATTGCCGGACTTATAAAGAAAGAAGAATTTCAACAGGCAGATGTTTTCCTAAAGGAATTCAAAGTTAAATATCCGGACGAAGATACAACGACTCTGCATGATGAAATTAAAGAAGGTTTGGAAGAGTTGAAAGCCCATGAAGAAAAGAAAGGGGAAATCCGCTCTCTTATTGAAAAAGCAATTCAGGAAAAATTAATTGTTATGAATTCAAACGGTTATTCAATCGATGGCAAGATTGTGGCTGAGAATGAAGATACATTAATCAAGTACCTGATACGCTCAAATAAAATAAGGGCATCTCTTGAAAAAAAACTGGAATAATTTTATTTAACCAATAATTAAAAGCCTGCAGGGACACTTGTAGGCTTTTTTTATAAAATCTAAAATCATGGCATTACAAACTGTCGAACAATTGGTAAAAGAAAGATTATCGTTTATTCCTGCAACCGGATGGGAAACGAAGATCGAAAGTTACAAGCTCCAGATGTATTATTTTCTTCAAAAGTATCTGCAGGTGGCTGATGCCGATGTTGAAAACGATGCAATTTATACCGGGCTTAAAAGGATGCTTGTCAAAGAACTGGTGGTTTATAATATGATTGTTGAAAAGGTGATTACAACCACAGGGGGCAGTTCCAGTACATCGGCCCCGGGAGAAGGCACGAAAAGAATTAAAAAAGGGAAAGCAGATGTGGTTGAAGCCGAGTTCGAATATGGAAAGGCAAGCGATGGGACTTCCATTGCGATGGAAACCGAAAAACTTATCCCGGAGCTGAAAGCAAATATTTGTTCTTTTTCCCGGACCCTTGGGATCATTCTCCCTGGATTTTGTCCGGATAGGAAACTGGATAAACCTCCATTTATAACATTTGAAAATCCAAGCTAATGGCGAAATTATTATCGGATCAGGATTTTACGGATATTAGGGCCGCCGTAAATGATGTCATTGAAACATTTGCACAATTGCCCATCGTTTATAAAAAACTCCGCAGGCGTACACTGTCAAGGTTTAATCGTGAAAGTACAACCGATCAACATTTTGATAGTTATAATTTCAATGCCCTTGAGGTTTGGGGAAATAAAGGATCGGACGGCACTTTACAAACTGATGAAAAGGGAAAATGGGATTTATCCGGGGGTTATCTTTTAATGGCTTTTGATGATATCAAAACGGCTAATCTAATCGATGCTTCCAATAATCTCCTCATGGAACCTGAAGTTGACAAAGTTGTTATTAAGGGGATTGAATATGAAATAACCGGGGCAATGGTGGCGGGACAATTAAAGGATAAAGAGGTAGTGGTTAAAATCCAATTTAAGAAGGCTTTAAAAAATGGCTAAAGTTACTCGTTTCGGTGATTGGGATAAAGCCCGGCGATTGAGCAAGAATTTAAAGAATGAGATCGTCGAAGCCAATAAAGTGGCATTAAGACAGGTGGGCCTGAAAACCGAGCGCATGGTTGTTAAGTACATTCAGAGCCAGCCTTCAATATGGCCCCCCCTGAATGAAACATATCTCAGGAGAAAAGAGAGGCAGGGATTCAGTAATTTAATGCTCCGGAAAACCGGCTCTTATATTAATAAAATTACGAGCCATGTTATTGATGCCAATAGCTTGGTATTTGTTGGTTTAAAAAGTGGAACTGTCTCCAAGGAAGGCGAAGACCTGGTCACAATAGGACATGTAATGGAATATGGCAGTGAGAAAAGAAATGTAAAAGCCCGTCCTCATTTTGGTCCGGTACAAAAACTCATGTCACGAAAGATCCGCGAAGAGCAATTATTTACATTTTATTTAAACCAACAATTAAAGCGAAGATATGGGCTTAAATAATGCGGCGCTTTCGATTTTGAACTTGTATAAATAAGTTCTATTTATCGTATAATTAACTTATAAATAGAAGTCATGAAATTAACATTAAAACAGATCGAGCAGGGAATTTCGGAAGCTATCAGGCTCCGGATTGTCGCAAACGGATATCTTCCCGATGTAACAGCTTATGCAACGGATACTTTATATCAAACGGCAAGAAATGCCCTTAAAACTGCCGGTAAACAAATAATTGAGTGTTTCATTGGTGGCAGTTATAAAAGTAACGAGGAATTAAAGAGCAATGATGTCATAATTTCCAGATATGCAAAAGACCCGGCTGCAACTGGCACACTTCCAACATTACAATATCTTAAAGTCACCGGGGAGCCTGAATATACAAAGAAGAAAACCCCGGAAGGATTCTTTGATATAACTTATAAGGTAACTTACATTTGTTATGATGAAAATTATGCAGATATCATTGAAAAAATATTGCACGAGGCACTTGGAACCAGAAGAGTATTAAATGCACTTAATGATAATGGTACGGTTGCAGGTTCCTTCAATCTACAATATAGAAATTATACGGATTTATCCGGTTCGGACTTTATTGAAAGGGCTTATTATTTCCAAACAACCAATATCGATCTAATAGGTGATACCGATTATGCAAATGTTCCGGAGATGAATGAGTTCACCTTTGATCCGGTTCCTGCGGATCATGAAACCATACAGGATGTAGATAATTTTACAGAAAACTAAAAAAATGTATATTTACATAAACAGTATTTTTTAATCTTAAAAAAATCGGAAAATGGCACAAGAATTATCAGGCGCACCCGGCGTAAAACTATCAGTTACCGATCTCTCTATAATCGTGGCCAATTCCCTGAAAGGGATAAATTGCGTTCAACTGGTTACTAAGAGGGGGGAGCCGGGTAAACAATATTTAATCGGCAACTGGAACGAGTTTAAAAGGAAACTTGGTGGACTCATTTCGGGTGTAGACGATCCTTTGATTGCTAAAGCGGCTCTCGACGGGGGTGCGGTTCTGAGAGTAACCAGGGCTTTCCATTATACAGATGTAGACGATCTTGAAACGGCTGCCGGTACGAAAGCTGCCGGGACAATAGCTGGGACGGTTGCAGAAACACTGGCGACTGGAAGTTTTGAAATAGTTGGAGGCTCCGCATCAGCCGGTGTCAATAAGGTTACTTCCGTTACAGTGAATGGCGTCGAAGTCATGGATGTTGACGTAGATTGGGCGACATCAAACAATGCAACAGCGACTGCTGTGGCTGCCCAAATAACAACATTAGCATCATCACCAAATTATGCAGCGGCCGCCGTTAATAATAAAGTTGTTATTTCAGCAGCAGCCGGTTCAGGTTCAACCCCGAACGGATTTGTCGTGGTTGTTACAACTGCAGGGGATGTTGTTACCGGTAATATCATTAATATGGCTGGTGGTATAACCGCTGGAGCAGTTAGTCTTCAACTCGAAGCTGAAGCAGTCGGAACCGGTTATAATGGTACTAAAATTACAACATCTGCACCGAGATCGGGAATTGCAACCAATGTGGATATTAAGGTTGAATTAGTTGATTCGGACTTAATAATCGACTTGTTTGATGTAAATAAAACAGATGCATCCGCTGCAGCAGTTACGGCTCTTAACAGCAAATTAAAAGGTAAAGAAGCAGGGATTCAAATTTCAGCAATAAACGGATCGATACCTCTTGGTTCTATTACTTTAACAGGAGGCTTGCAGGATGTTTCGGCAATTGTCGCAGCAGATTTCAATGGCTCGTCTGTATCAAAAGCTGGATGGCATGCTTTCGATGATGTTACTGATTCGATGCGCATCTGGAATTTCAATAAAGCCATCCCGGAAGTTGACATATACCTTGCCTCTTATGCAACCACACGTCAGGATATGCGGGCGCACACACGTACACAGGCAGGATTAACAGCACAGGGAGTATACGATTATCGGATGGGAACAGGCACTTTCACACATCAGCCAATAGACACATTTTATGCTTCACTTTGGTACACTGATGTTGAGATTACTGATCCCAATGATTCGGATATAAAGGATAAATCAATCACTGCCATCGGGCATTATTGCGCTGCAAGGGCAAGAATGGATCGTATGCTTGGTGAATGGTACTCGGCAGCAGGTGATTTCGGTGGAAAACTAACTGGTATAAACCGTATGAAGTTGAACTTTGGTTCACCGGGCAATGTTGCATTTTTTAACCTGGTTTATGAAGCAGGTGTTAATGCCATTATTGAACATCCGACTTATAAAATCTGCGCTTGGGGAAATCGTTCCTTATTGCTTAATAAAACCAAGCTAACCAGTAAGGATAACATCGCAGATATGGTTGTTTTCATATCGAGAGTGGTTAAGGGTATCGCTGAAGCAATGAGTTTCAGACCCAATGATTTTATCATGTTTAACCTTCTTTACAGGAATGTCCGTCCTTTCATCACCGATACATTGGTTAAAAACCGTGCCATCCAAGGCGACGAATCAGCCACTGCCGGTGAAGGAAAATGGTGGCATTGGCTTGGTGATCAGTTTGCCAAAACACCAGAAGATTTGAGTTTCAATACTCAGTCAGAAGTGGATGCAGGGAAATACAGGGTTCGTTTTGCTTTCAAACCGATTGCAAGTAACGAATATATCGCCATCGATATTGCCCCGGCTGATTCGGCAACTATTTTGAATGTTCAAATTTTGAATCAATTATAAAAACTTGAGTCATGGCTGTAAATAATCCAGTAAAAAATTACGATTTTGCCCTCGAAATAGATGGGGTAAACCAGGCATATTTGCAAGGGGTTACAAAACCCACTGTTGAATTAACCGAACATAAACAGGGTACCGCCGGTAATAACCCCGATGTAAAAACACCCGGAAAGAAGAAGGTCGGCGATCTGGTGTGTGAGCAGGTTGTACCTGCGGAAACAGGGGATCGTGAAATTTGGGCGTGGCTCGAATCCGGTAGAACCGGTTTAAGGCCTGCCTATACAAAAATTGGTTATCTCGTGGAATTAAACGGTGTCGGCGCACCGATCCAGAGATGGTTCCTGAAGAATATCTGGTGTAAGAAGATTGAAGATTCCGGGCATGATACCCGTGAAGATAACAGTGCAGATATTCTCAGAACTGTAACCTTCAGCGTTGAGGATTTTATTCCTGCATAATAATTTTAGTATTAACATTAAATTTTAAAGCATCATGAGTGAAAAATTAGGCATTCAGAACTTGAAAGAAGCTGCAATCGCATTGATTAACACCGGTGAAAAGGTGGACGTGGCTTTAGAAGATGGTAAAGTTTCCGGCATGGAAGCCATTAACATGACCATCTCGGCAGTACCTGCATTGTATAATGTTGCCAAAAATGGCAAACAAATCGTCGCTGAATTTAAGGATTTGGATGATGATGAAAGAACTGATTTGATTGAAACCGTCGCTTCCGAACTCGATTTGAGGAGTGATTACGTTGAGAAGAAAATAGAAAAGGGATTCGCCGTTGCTGTGGCAATTGAAGAATTCCTTTCCCTTAAAGAAGCCGATTTTGAAGGCGAAAATACTGAAGATTAGCTTCTCAAGTTCGTTGTTTTAGTGGTGAAACAACTCTCTTGGTGTGATCCCTGCCCTTAAAAGCAGGGATTTTCTTTTTATTGTAAACTTACAATTAAAAAAATCAATGAATTAATTATCAAGATATTGACGAACTAAAAGTCATTGTAAACTTACAACAGATTAAAAAACATTTGATAATCTTGAAACCTTTTATAACTTAGATTCGTTATACGAATAAAAAGCAACAATAAATAAAGCCAAAAAGATGGAATTCATAGAATTACAATACCAAAAGACTATAATAACCGGTTTTCACAGGTTATTAACAACCAATGAAACAATTGAATTTTACATAGACTTAACAATATTTATTAATTAAAAAGCAACAAAATGAAAAATTTATTCTTATTAACAGTAATTCTTTCTCTTGCCCTTATGGGTTGTGAAAAAGAAAGCATGGAGCCAGAAATTATCAACAATTATGATACTATTTACGTGGCTCAGGAACCTTCAGAAATTGGTGTAATCAATTACAGTTTTGATTTTCCCTATGTTTTTGATACCGAACGTGGATTGATTGGCGTAGGGAATAATAGAGTTGAGATTACCAATAGCAAATTAAGATTTTTTGCAACTTCTTTGAATGCTGAAACCAATACCCACGTCGGAGGTACCGGTGATTTTGACAGCATCAGAATTGATTATGTGGATTTTGATAACGGGATTGTTATTGGAACTATTTTTGGTAGTTATAATTCAGCCGGTGAATTACAGGTAACAAATGGCACGTTCAAGTATGAGGATGGAATATCTTTTGATGTTAGTTATGGTGGCAGTTGGGGTACATTAGAACTTTTCCTTTATAATTAAAACTAAAGTCATGGATGCAAGAATAATGGATACATACGCAGTACTGGTTCCCGAATGCGATATGCAAATGTTGAAACGGCATAAGGATCACTTTGAGGAATTAAAAGCAAGAACCGGATACCTTCAGGAAGCAGAGATTTATTGTTATGAACTTGTTCTGAAAAGAATCAATGAATTAGAGAATGAAACGAAAGAATCAGAAAACCCGGTACCGGCTCAAAACGAACCTGCCAATTAATGGGGCAGGGGAATGTTTCACACCCGATGAGTGGTTTGCCAAATATGGGTATATTAATATAAACGGGAATAATAGTTTTTTTGAACAGGAAAGCGATAAAGGCGACAATAACGAAAATAAATTATAATTTTGAAAGCAAATTCACCCATAAAAATACTACAGTCCGGAAGATAAAGGACTGACACGATTAAGCCCACCATGTCTCATGGCAGGTTTATTGTTGCTTTGAATCCCTCGGTTGGCCCCGGGGGATTTTTTTGTTCCTTATTTTTCGTATTTTTAAGTTTATTAACCATTAAAAAAATAATGAATATGGGAAGTTTTTTTAAAGTAGAAAAGACGGGAACCACGATACTTCCGTCTGGTATTGAAGCTGAACTAACCGGTTTATCCGGTAAGCATCAGGCGATGATCACTATCAATGATGAGGCAAAACGACGTAAAGGTATTGACGAGATGCTACTTAGTTGTCTCAAGAGGCTTGGAGAAAAGACTGATTTCAAAGTAGAGGACATTAAGAAACTCCTCTCTGCCGACAGGAAGCATTTATTGTTTGAATTACGCAATATTTCAAACAATAATGAAAGGCAATTCATTTTTGATTATGAATTCCCCACTCAGGGAGGGAAACGTTTAAAACAACGTTATAATGTCGATTTTCAAAAGGATGATTTTCCGGTACGTCCATATTTCTGGGTCCGGGAAAAAATGGTTCAGGATTATAAAGAATTAAATGGTATTACCGGTAATCTCACAGAGGACGAAGAAAAGGAAGCATTAAAAGAGACTTTCCCTGTGATGTTTACTGACTATTCTGAAATAATGGAACTTGCAATTCAAAAAACTAATCTTCCCGAATGTAAGGTTGATGTTATCTGGAAAATGCTCGATGGCGAGGAAGAAATCAAATATTCCAAGATCATACAGGTTGCAAGTATTACCAGCCACACACAAATTGAAATGAGACGTCCCCAATTTCATAATCCGGAACTGGAAGGTAAACCGCTGCAGAAAGTCCCCCTCGATGAGCTTTCACTGAATGACATTGAGGCATTGCGAAAAGATATCATGCATAAGGAAGGGAATGTAGATTCATTTGTTGTGGTTCAATATAAGAATGATAATTCAATACAGTCACAGGTTGACTTGGTGTCGACACCGGCTTTTTTCTTCTCCAGCTTGGCAATATAGACCTTAATCCCCCTGAAAAGGATATATGCGAAGTTGGACTGTGTGCCGATCTTGAAAGTGTCTGGTTTGATTTGAACTACGGGGGGCTTCGGGTGAGCGAAGCGGAGTTCTACGAATGGGATTATAGTAAAATAGATCGCATGCATGAAAGGATGCTTACTCAAAAAAAGGCAGAGGAAGCAGAGATAAGAAAGATATCATCTAAAAGACAAGGAAATGGCAATATTCGGAGGAGGTAATACAGGAGGCGGATTGGGAATAGGAATTATCTATTCCCTTAAAGATGAATTCTCATCCACTGCGGATAAGATATCATCTAAATTCAGCCAAATGGATGGCATTACTGCCAAAGCCTCTGCCAATATAGAAAAATCCATGAATCGAATGAAGTTAGGGTTTGCATCGATGGCAGTCGGTGCGGCCCTGCTTGCTCCGATTGCTATTGGTATAAACAAGAGCATCCAAATGTCGGATGCCCTTTCCGACGTTACAAAAACAACCGGTATAACCGGTAAAGCCCTTCAGGAATTACGGGTTGATCTGGAATCCATCGATACCAGGACATCGGTTAAAAATTTACTTGAGATTGCAAGGGCCGGAGGGACAATGGGCGTGGCTCAAAAGGATGTCGCAGGATTTACCGAGAGCATGGATAAATTGAACGTGGCCCTTGGTGACCAATTTGCAAGCCCTGAACAATTGGCGGTGGATTTAACCAAGATGAGGAATGTCCTGCTCGATATTAAATCCGATAATATTTCTGCCGATCTGCTTAAAATAGGTAACGTACTTAATTTCATGGGAGCAAACTCTGCGGCCGCTGAAGGTGAAATCACGAGTGTTGTGGGACGTATGGCAGGGCTTGGACAATCCCTTGGAATGACATCGGCTGATATATTTGGTGTTTCGACTGCCCTTTTGGAAATGGGAGTGAACGCTGAAGTGGCAGGATCAAACTTCCCCATCGCATTGCAGCGCATGGCTTCCCATACAAAAGAATTTGCAAAGGTGGCAGGAATGAGTACTGCTGAATTTGAACACCTGGTCAATACCAATATTGTTGAAGCCTTGGGCAAGGTTGCTGTGGGTGCAAAACAACTGGCTCCAACTGCAACACAAATGTCAAAACTTCTCGACGGGCTTGGTCTGGATGGGGCAAGGGTATCGGAGGTTTTCCTGAAACTTGCTTCGAACACCGATTTAATGAGACAAAGAGTTCAGGAATCCGGACAGGCTTTGACAAATACTGATTCTATCATGAATGAGTTTATTGCAAAGAATAACAATCTTGCTGCGGTGATGGAAAAACTAAAGAAACGTTTTGATATTATGATTACCAGGGTTGGAGATGCTTTTGCACCTGTGGTAGAGAAATTGGGCAATTTCTTAATTCGGGTACTCGATATCTTTGGCAGATTTGTTTCAAGTCCATTCGGGAAGTTTGTGGTAAAACTTACCGGAGCAGTGGCTGTATTACTCGTTGGAGTGGGAGGCTTAGTTGTAGCAATGAACGCTGCAAGATTTATGGCTGGTAAAGCTGCCCTGGCTTTTGCACAAATGGGGCAGGCACAGATCGCTGCAGCGTTCGCTAATAAAGGTTTAATCGGGGGAATGAAGGCACTTGCAAAACAAGCCATTCAAACTATGATTACTATGGGTCCGATTGGATGGATTCTTCTGGCGGTCACCGGGGTTGTTTTATTATTCGTCAAATCCATACAGGCATTCAAAGATGTACTCAACGGGACAAAGGAACCGGCGACGGGATTCCTTGGTTTCCTGCAAAGGCTCGGAGGCATCCTGATGGGAATAGGTGCGATTTGGAAGTCTGCAAATTCGGAAGGTTTCAGCATGACACAGCAGATGCATGATGCCCTTGAGAAATTGGGCATACTCGATTTAGTTGTTTCCATTGGCACTTGGATCGTCCGGGTAAAAGAATTTTTCAAAGGTGTAGGGCAGGGAATTAAAGCAGCTTACAACGCTGTTATCAAACCTGTTGTCAATGCCATTAAAGCAGCTTTTACATTCCTCATGGATACACTTGCAAAGTGGGGGATCAACATCGGTAAAAATACCAGTGATGTTTCTAAGTGGGCCGAAGTGGGGAAAATTGTCGGTATTGTGATTATGGCAACACTTGTACCGGCTTTCATTGCCTTGGCTATTTCGGTAATCGCTGCAACTTGGCCCATCCTTCTTATTATCGGAGCAATCATCGGGATTATAGCAATCGTTAAAAACTGGTCAAAAATAATGGACTGGTTCGGTGAAATATGGCAACAAACCTGGGGATGGATAAAAGAGAAAGTCGGTCAATTTTGGGACTGGCTTACCGGCATACCAAAGAGGATGTTTAATTGGGGAGTTACCCTTATAAATAATTTAAAGGAGGGTATCGCCAGCGCATGGGCATCATTCAAATCATGGCTCGCCGGGTTGTGGGAAACACTTATGGCTCCCATTAAAGGGACTCTCAAGTTTCTGGGCCTAGGTGATGAGGGAGAAATAAATGTAAACGATAACCAGACAATTACCCAAAAACAAATGAGCAGTCCAATAGGACAATCCATCACCAAGGTTCAGGCTGCATCTGTTGAAAGTAATCAACCGGTTGTTTTTGACAAATCAACTCAGACAGAGGTCACAAAGAATTTTAATATTAAACTTGATTCCCGTGAAATTTCGCACGAAATTGAGTCAGTACAGGAAGAAAAATCTAACAGGCAGTAAACATGGGAATATTTGTTCCAACGGAAGTACGATTGAGGGATGTGTTGGTTAATCAACAGAGAATCCCTTTCAATGAAACGGAAGAAAAAGAGACAACCCCGAACCAGGGAGGTTTATCTTATAATTTCGGTACCACTGAACATCTGATTTATATACTTGAGGTTGAAACAGGGGAACGCCTGGAAGTTCAATTTGTACCGGAAAATGTGGCATTATCAAGGGAAGCGAATATAACCGAGATAATGGTTGTCTCAAGAAATAACCCTTTGCTTCATTATGTAAATGGGAAAAATACTCTCAGTACAACCCTTGAGTTTTATTCAGATGAACCTTCCCGGCAGGATGTTTATAGAAAGATCAGGTGGCTTGAGAGCCTTGCAATGAACGATGGATACCAAGGCAAAATAAGAACAATCCAGTTTCTATTCGGCAAAATGTTTGACAGGGATTACTGGAATTTACAATCTGTGCGTCCGGTACTTTCACATTTTGATGCTGAGAATGGCTTTTATCCTTTGAGGGCGACGGTGCAGATTAACCTCATTTTGGATACTGAAAAGAAAAATTTATTAATTTCTGATGTTCGGTTATAATGGCAACTATTGAATTAAAAAAATATGATCTCTATGGGAATGGCACTGTTGAAAACTTTGTCAACGGGGAGCAATACCTCATCCGGGATTTGATCATTTATGAAGGCAATGAGGAGGATCGTTTTCATACTGTAATGGAAACCGACACTATTACATATCTGGCGTGGCTCTATTATAAGGATATGATCGACAATGCCCCAAAATATTGGTGGGTAATTGCTGATGCCAATGAACTGGAAAATCCAATGGACTTGAGTGAATATATCGGAAGGGAAATTTTAGTTCCTGATATCAACCGTTTTTTATTAAACCAATAACATGGCAAAGGCTCCATTCTATAAGATTTATACTGCCGAAAAGGAAACGGACATAACCGAATTTATATCAAATTTCCGGTTTGAAGATGTTGTGGATGAGGATAATCTTCTGGAATTAAGATGCAACCGTGCCAGTATTGATTTTGTTGATAGTTCAGAATTAGAAGTCGGTAAGGAACTGGTTTTTTTTTATGGATTCATTGGAGGCAAACAATCGGCAAAGCGCATCGCCAAAATAAAGGATTTCGATACAACATATACCGATTCAATCCAGCATGTAATTAAATGCACCGATCAGGGATTCGTCCTGAAAAAAAGAACTTCAATAATTATCTATGAAGAAAAAACATCATCGGAAATCGTTGCAGAAATAGCCCAAAAATTTAATTTCGAGACGGAGATAATAGATACTACCACCAAGTATACGATCCCTCAAGGTGGTAAAACCTATTATAATTTTATCAAGTATTTGGCAACTAAGGAAGGGCTCAAGTTTTATGTCAGGGACAATAAGATTTATTTTATAAACAGAGACCTCGCAAAAGAATCAAAGCGTGTATTTACTTATGGCGATCCCAATGGGACTGTTAATCGTTTTCGTCCACAGGTAAAGCAAAAGGATGGAAGCAGCAATACAGTCGGTGCATTCGGAATGGATACCGATACGAATTCCCTTTTAAAATTCTTTTCCAATGATGATAATACGAGCGAATCCGGGCTTGGGAAAAGATTTGTAAATTATGATGCGAATGGCAATCAACTTCAGGTTTCAGATTCCGACGGAGGCAGGCATATCGTAACCCCGGATAATAAACAATCGGAGGTAAAAAAGAAAACGGAAAGTATCAAAAATGATGCAATGCTTGATACTATGGAGGCAGAATTAGTTATCGAACTCGATCCGGATATTGAAACAGAAGAAATTATCACAATTGGAGGTGTCGCAAAGAAGCATGAAGGCAACTGGTATATTAAAAAAGTGACAAATGTGATAACCGGGTCCGGAGGGGTGACAACCTTGGACCTAAAAAAGAATGCAACCAATAAAACGGTTTCGAGCCAAAGCGGGGATGTTAAAAAAGTTAATAACACCGTCGGGCAAAAGAATCCGGATCAGACAACAAAAGTGGGCTTAGTTTACTATGATGAAAATGGAAAGGAGATAAAGAAATGAACCCATTTTTAGAATTCAGGGAAAATATACAAAAACACGGGCTTGAGTATTATGGCATGTTTTATGGCAACTATAAAGGAACTGTCGAAGATAATAACGATCCGGATATTCGTGGCAGGTTAATTGTGAAATGTCCGGCTGTTTATGGTGATAAGGCTTTTAAAAAGTGGGCATTGCCAAAAGGAATGTTCACTGGTAAGGGGATCGGGATTTATGGTATTCCCCAAGTTGGCGATCCTGTTTGGGTTGAATTTGAAAATGGTATGCCTGAATATCCGATATGGAATTATGGATGGATACCAAAAGATTATGCCCCGAAGGATGCCGAAATAGGAAAATATTTAATTACTACACCGAAAGGATATCGGTTTTTATTGGATGAGGTAAATGAACTCATTGAACTGAGATTTGATGATTCCATTTCAATTACTGCCAATAAAGATAAAGTGTTGATCAAATTTGGTGATAATAATGTTGAGATTTCGGATAAAATAAGTATCAATTTTGGCGGGAAAAACTTTAAAACAATCTTGGATTCGTGGCTCGACTCTCTTATTCAGGCAGTGATTACAACCCCTTCCGGACCCGGTAATTTTGCTCCCAATACAGTCACCCAATTAAACCAAGCTAAAACGGACATTAATACCTTGATGAAATGAGCAAACAACAATTCATAAGTGATTATAGGGCCATTAAAAACGAATTGAAAGTTTATGATGGTACCGAAGGCAAAAGCCAGGACGATGCAATCGATAAAGAAGCAAATATGCTGGCAGATGCAGTAACAAGCTACGTGGAAAGAATCCTTCAGGGAAAACAATGTTTAATTACACCTGCGGATGTTGTAACAGCAGCTTTTGTGAGTTCTACCGGGCCGGTCACAGCATCGGGTAACCTCACGGGGATTATAGCCGATAAGCCGGTTTAATTTTGTAAATTTATTATTATGGCTTTTGATTATTTAGGAAGATCGTTTAAGTATCCAATTCAGCCAACAGACAGGGCGCAGGTGGCTAAAGTGGATGGCATGGACTCAATAAAACAGTCCATATTTGTCATTCTTAGCACTCCTGTTGGATCATATTTCATGATGGAGGATTTCGGAAGCAATCTTCAAAAATTGAAGTTTGAAACCAACGACAGGATTCTTGAAAGCCTTATCCGGTTTCATGTTCTCGACGCTTTAGCGAAGTGGGAAAAGAGGGCCAGGATTCTCGATATAAGATTTCAGAATGTTGGAGAAGCCCAAAAGAATATCATTATTTATTTTGCGCATAAACAACGCAATGAAATTGACAGTTTTATTTATCCATTTTACAGAGAATTAATTGCATAAATTATGAATAATCCTTGGATTGGCTATGTACAGCGCAGCTACTTTCAAATTAGGGATGCCATCATCGCTAAGATAAAGAATCCCATTAATGGTATTCCGGAGATAACCGATCATACCCCTTCGAATGAATTTATCAAAATGGTAACCATCTGGAGCGGGATTGGTGAAATGTTGGGATATTATCTGGATCATCGGGCAAGGGAAGCATTTCTATCAACGTGCCGGAAATATGACAGCATGGTTGATCATGCCAATGCTGCAAATTACAGGATTCATGGTGTGGTACCATCGACGGGGCAGGTAACGTTTGAAGTTAGCGAAGCGGCGCCATCACCCATCATCATTCCTGCAGGAACTAAGGTTCAAACTCCGCAATTAATTGAATTTCTTACATTGGAAGAAGTGACAATCGGCATAGGGGAAACAACTGTCGATGCCAATGTCAAGCAATGGACACATGTTGAAAAATTTGTATGGGGGCAATCTGATGGTTCACAAAATCAGGTTATCGTATTAGAGGAGAATGTTGCAGATAAATCGATAGCTGTTACCGTTGCAGGAACGCAGATATTTACCCACGTTGATACCTTCGCATTTTCAAAACCCGAAGACAGACACTTTGTTGGAGGATTAAATAAGGATCAGGCAATGATCATCCGGTTTGGTGATGATATTACCGGGGAAATTCCTCAATCAGCTGCAAACATAGAACTGGAATATTATACGAGTATAGGTAAATCGGGCAATGTTCCTGCAAATTCCATTGTAGAAATTGTGGATACTATAACCCTTCCGGGAAGCCTTACCATTGAATGTTATAATGAGGACCCGACAAATGGCGGATCAGATATTGAAAGCCTTGAGGATTTGAGAAAAAACATCCCTCTTTCTCTAAGGACAAAAATGAGGGCAGTAACAGAACAGGATTATAGGGATATTGCAATATTGGCCCCGGGAGTGGCAAAAGCTGATGTTTCCTTTGATATTACAACCGGAGTGACTGTTTATATTGTTCCCGTTGGGGGGGGTATTGCAAGCAGCGTACTTTTAACTGCAGTTGAAGATTTCTTTGATGATAAAAGAATGATAACAACCCAAGTGCGATCCAAACCAGTGGGAGAAGTCAGGCTCCAGATAGAAGCAATTGTTACAGTACTTCCGGGATATAATCGTGCAGATGCCGTAAACCGGGCAAAAACTAATGTATTAACATTACTTTCATGGGAGAGTGCAGATATAAATGGCAGATTGGTAATTGGTGATCTTTATGAATCACTTGAATCAACGGATGGCATTCAGAATAGCCAGATTCTAAATATCGGCATTATTCCATATCCTGCCCCAAGTGATCCGGACACTATTGCACTTAATTGGCTCATTGAGGTAATAAATGCAGGGAGCGTTGTTAATCAATGGAAGATTCAATTTGTTACCTCAACATCTTTCAATTTCTTTAAGAATAATGCCTTTATAAATACTTTCAATGTAGGGGATACCATTACATTGCCGGAAATTGAATTCACAATTTTAGCGGATAGTTATGTTACGAATGACATTTATATTTTCAATACCTATCCGAAGCCGGACCTTAACAAGGGTGTAATCCAGCTAAATGAATTCTCCATTATTGTTGCTGATTCTTCTGATGTCGTAATAACCGGTCAGGGAGGGATATCATAATGTTTATACTGAAAAATAAAATATTTGATTACTTCGGGCTCCAAGCCAAAATCGATGATATTAACAAGGATGTTGATAACAAAGGTTTTCACCAGCGATTTGAAGAATTACTGGCAGGGGATATGGATGATAATGAATTAAGCCTTATTAACAACTTTATTAACAATATTATCAGCCCATACGAAGTACTGGATAAGTATATCATTTATAAGGAATATCTAATGGGATTTGATTTACCCATATCTGCTGATAATTATTTCAGGAAAAAATTAATCCCATTACTTTTCAGGCTATATGATATTAAAGGCAGTATTCCTGCTTATATTCAATTTTTCAGGATGATAGGTTTTGATACATGTGTGATTACCGAGAGCGTTCCATCCGAAGGATTTGATCATGATACTTTGACATTGGATTCCGAAGAAAGGCCGGTACTGGATTCAACTGGTTCCGTTTCCGGGTATTACCAGGTTGCATTAACAGGTACCATTCCAATGACAGATCAGATGCGCCAATTTGTATTTAATGTCATTGAAATAAATGAACCAATAAATGCTGCGCTCAATGTTGTTACCTATAATGGAAATGATGTCGAAGAAATCGAAGTGGTTGACGGCGCAGACTTTAATGAGGATTTTAATGAGGACTTTTTAACTTAATTGTGAATGATTTTTAGAATTAGTAAATTAGGAACTAACAATAATTGAAAATATGAGCCAATTCCGAACATTTGAATTTCGTGCCGACGATTCAACATTTGAGATGAACCAGAGGCTTCTTGGTTTAATAGAACCAGGGGTTTACAGGGGTTTTGATTGGCAGCAGCAAGCCGGTTTTAATTTCATTTTGGCACATGTAACATCAGGAATTCAATACTATGATAAAAACGAACTATTGTCTGATCCCATTGGTGTACTTATTACGAAGCAGGGTGTCACGATAAAAGAAAATGAAAGTATTATCCTAAGTATTGATCCCGGCGGAGCTTTACCGAGATGGGATGCCATTGTGGTTGAGCATTACTATTCAGAAGTAACCGGAGGAGTTCCGGGGGTTTACATGGTAATCAAAGGGACGGCTGCCAGTTCACCGGTTAAACCTTCACTTACTAATCCGAGCAGGCAATTACTCATCGGGTATTTATACGTACCCGCTTCTATGGCATCTCTGAGCGAGGCAGGTGTTTTGTTTCAGAAAGAAGTGATCCCGGATTGGTCAAAAAATGGGTTCAGGTTAAGAATTGAAAATATTGAAAGCCTTAACACAACTCAGCAAACCGAACTGGCAAACAGGCTCAAGATAGATCAAAATGGTGCGGACATTGCCAATAAAGCAACATTCAGAAATAATTTGCAGCTGGGGAATCATGTAACCCATAACTACGGGGGCAGTGGTGCAAACTTTGGAACAGCAGGAAGTGTGGCAAGAACGGATCATTTACATGCCGGAACGTATGAGCCGGTTTTCAGTAAAAATACGGCTTTCAATAAAAATTTTGGATCTGCTGCGGATACAGTTTGCCAGGGCAATGATAGCCGTTTAAGCAATTCCAGAAGGTGCGATAATACATTTGATTCTGCAGCGACTTCCCGGACGAATTTAGGGCTTGGGAATCATGTTATTTATAATTTTATTGGTTCCGGTGGAACTTTCGGAGTTGGTAATTCAGTGGCAAGGGGTGATCATGGTCATAATGCTTCAGCGATAACTGAGGGGACTTTAAGTTCGGATCGCATCCCGAATTTGAGTTATGATAAAATAACATCTGGAACTACACGGCTTTATAATCGCATGCGCACAGGTGGGCATAGGATTACTTATGATGGAGAATCAGATGGAATTTATATGCGTTCTGATGGAATGATTGCAATTGGAAGTACCTCTGGTTCTGCGGATAGAAAATTATATTTGAATGGTTCATTATATGCCCGTGATAACGATAGGGCTGAAGGTACTACGACGGGCATAGGACATGAATTTTCTGGAAAAGGAATACATGGTTCGTATCCTCATATTTTATGGGTTGCAACTGGAGGTGTAGCTCAAGATGATGCTTCCTATCCAAAATGTGTCGGTATAAATGTCCAATTACCAGTTTGGAATAGCCCTGAAGGAAAATATGAATGGATTCGATTTATGAATGTTTATGGAGGTGTCGATGGATACATTGGTAATGCTGAAAGTGGAATAAGAGGTATAGAAATTTGGGGTTTAAACCAAACTCATAGCCCTTCTGATCAGAGATTAAAGGAAAATATCGTCGATACAAAATCAGGATTAAATGACATTATGAAGGTTCGTGTTCGGGATTTTAACTTTATTAAAAATGAAAAATTACGGACAGGTATGATTGCGCAGGAATTAAATGAAGTTATGGGCTCCTTTGTTGATAAACCTGACACCGGTTATTGGTCAATTCAATATGATCGTTTTATTCCCATCTTAATAAAAGCCATTCAGGACCTGAAAAAAGAAGTTGATTCACTTAAAAACTAATGAACATGAAAGCTGAAATTTTTGAAAATGAAGAAAGAGAACTCCGCTCGCAATTAACAAATTTAGATGGGATGCTCAATCAAGCCCATCAGGAAATGGATCAGATGCAGGCCAGGTTGAATGGCATGTATCAGGAACGGGAGAGGGTAATTGGGGGGCTTGCAACTATTGAAAGCATGAAGAAAAAATTAAAAGAATCAGGCGATGGCAAATAAAGGCACGGTTGCCTTGATACAGGGCATAATCGATAAAATAAAGGCTAATGGAACAAAATCCATAACCGGGACATTACTGCAAACGGAATTGATCAATGTTATCCAGAGCCGGGGATTGATTGAAAAATATCAGCCCACGAAGATTTATGAACAAAACGAGTTCATCAGTTATAACGATAATATTTACATTACCATTGCTGTAACCATTGCCGGGGAAACTCCGGATTCCCATCCTGCTAAATTTGTCCTGCAGGGCTCCGGTGGAGGAGGGATATCAGCTGCAATCGTAACTTATGCCCATTTAGTATTCACCAATGTTCAGGATGCGCTCGATGATCATGATGCTAAGATCAATGCCCTTATACCGGCTCCACCTGCTAATCTTGCAGGGAGAAGTTTGGTAATGGCATTATATACAGCAGTTGCATCCGGAACAGGAACGAGCCATCAATGTACCGATGATACAACCCCACAAGCCGAAATCGCAGATGTTTACAATGCCGATGCCGGTGATTTGACTGCTGAAATTGATACGGTTGCAGATGGGGTTAAAACATTAACTGCAGGGGATGATTCAGGGACATATTCATCACTAATAATCGTTAATGAAAGTGATCCTTTGCAGGGAGAAATCGGGCAGGGTATTTATAAAGTTCTATTGGCCCGTATCATTTCGGACACTGCTTTATCACTTGCTCAACATACTTACAGGCTCGTTCATTCCATAACTGGAGCCAGTGCCTTGCTTACATTTAACGTTGATGATCCAGGATTAGTAACAATTTCTGCCGTATTTGTTACTTTGCCTGTTTCAGTAAGCCGATATGTTTCCGGGGTACCGAGTTTATCCCAAGGAGATGATATTTTACTGGCATTTACTGTTGAAGGGGCTGTGGGAAAACATTATCATCCGACTAAGGTTGCAAATCTTTCCGGTTTACAGGTAAGCTCTCTCGACATTGCTCCCCCCGCATCCACACCTGCTGAAGGTGCAGATTTGCTATTTGTCGATAAGGAAGTCAATGTTTTAGCTGCAGTTTATTCAGAAGATATTATTATTTCCATCTTCGGATACAATAGTAAAGCGGTGGCAGGAACCATTAATAACCATGCAACCGGTGCAAGGGTTGATCTTGTTTCAAATGAAACCAATAGAAGAACTTCCGGCAGTGGTCAATACCCTGCTTCCGGTTATGGTGCATCTTTTGATCCTGAACAGGATTTAAAAACTGTTTATACTGAGGAACTGCAGCAATTAAATGGAATTCATCAATGGCCCGCCGGTAATTTTTCAGGCAATCTCCCGGTCGCAGGGCCCGATTATAGTTCTGGAATGGGAACGGGATGGAGATATGTCGTTCCGATAGCTGCAATTTCTTTAAATAATGCCTCCGGGTTTACCATTAATTTCATTGGGGCAGTCAATTTTTCAGGGGTTGAAACTCCTGATATCCGGATTTATATTAAAGTCGATGGAGCTACCGGATGGATCGATGCGAATGCTTCTTATCCGGGTGTGGGAAGCCCTGTTAATAATGGTGATCCTTCAATGGTATATAACCAAAGTTCGGCAACGGTGAAAAGGGTAACTTTTGGACCAACACCGAGAACAGGATTGCTGTACATTCGGATCGGATTGCCGAGTGATACGACAAAAAAATTTCAAACAATCACAGTGACTAATATTGTTTAAAAATGGAATTACTAACACAACAGGAAGCAATTTTTCTTCTTTTCAAGTTATCGCAGGGGGTGATAGAATCAAATACTGATAAAGAGTATTTTGAGGAATCGCCACTGGATGATCGTATCTGGACTGAAAGAAGTTTGATTCCAACGACGGCTCCTACGCTCGATCCAGACGAAACGTTGGGAGTGGTTCAAAGGAAGGTGGATGTTGCCCTGGTTCAGGTTCCGGGAAACAATAAAGCATTTTATCATGCGGATTTGATAGATGCCATCCCTTTTAATTACGGAGATGGTTCTTATAATTGGGTAGTTAAAGATAGTCTCGGTAATGTAATACCATCCGGACAAAATCGATGGTTGAAAGCCAAATATTCAAGAGTATTATATTTCTATGCCGGGGCTCCGGTTAATATGCCCCCGACCATTTCATTTTATAAATATGTCGGCACAAAGGATGAGTTCGCTGCTGTGGTGGGAGCGGGCAATGCTGATGAAAAATATAGAGGGCCTTATGATCCCACAACGGGTGAACTTCCAACAAATGGAAGCGGTACTGCAGGTGCAGTCAGGAAGGGTGATTTCTGGAAAATAGGAACTGCCGGTACTATTTCCGGGTTGGTACCTGAACCAAAAGTTAAAATCGGTGATCTCCTTTTTGCAGGTATCAATGGCGCCGCTGTTGCATCTGACTTCTTTGCCATTAATGTTAATATTGATACGGCCTTATTCGCATTAACAACTGATACAAGGTTCCCAACGGCTAATCAAAAAGCTGCTATGGATCAGTCTGCCAGTCCATCGAATTCAAATCCTTTTATCACACAATCTCAATTATTTGCCCTGGGTGTATCTTGGAGAGGCGATCATAGTGCGGCCGCAGGGGCATTACCAATATCTGGCTCCGGAAGTGGAGGGGCGATAAGAGCCGGGGATTTATGGCGAATATCCGCTGCAGGAATCATAACCGGTTTATTGCCTTTTGAAAATTTACAGATTAATGATGTACTGATCGCAAAAAGTGATGGAGCAAATACAGCCTCCCAATTCCTGTCAATACGATCTTTTTTCCTGACTTTAAATGATACTTGGGCAAATGAAGAAACCGATGTCATAGTTGTAGGTACAAATTCCGATGATATAATCCATATAAGCGGGCTCCTGAAAACAGGAACAGTAAGAACGAAGTTCGATTTAATAATTACTCATGATGGCACTGATCCTGAATTCGATTTTCAGATGAATCCTTACCGGACTCAGTTTGAAACTTTATTCACCGGCATAGCATTTAATGGAAGCAATATTGAATTATCGTACGATGTTGGTTCATTGGGGGCATCCATCACAATCCAGGCAATAATTAACAAATTCAAACTATAAAGGCATGAAAAAGACATTTTTAAAACAAACCTGGGCAAATGAAGAAACCGGTCAATTGGTAATCGGAACCAATGAAGATGATGTTATTGAAATTGGCGGAGTGTTAAAATCCGGAAAGGCAAGAACCAAATTTACTTTGGTTATAACCCACGATGGGGTAACTCCAAGTATGGATTTTCAGATGATCCCAAATGTTGACAAGTTTCAGCAATTGTTCAGGGGGGCAGCTTTCAATGGACGTAACATTGAACTCAATTATAATGTTGGTAACATAGCCGATATTCTTCAGATAAAAGCACTCATTATTAATCATAAACTGTAACAATATGAAAAAATTTATTTTACTATCATTATTGATGTTGTTTTCCCTTTGCGGGTTCGGGCAACAATTCATGTCGAAGGGATTTATTTCAAATGGAGACGGAATCTTCCGAAATGGAGGTGGTATTGCCATAAACGGCGGAGATACGATTGTCGATATCCATTCCAGTGGGGATTCACTGATAATTGAAACTAAGGGTGGCAAAATATTTAAAGCTGTTTCAAAACCCTTAGTTAAGGGAGATACCCTGGATTTAATTGCGACACAGGATTTTGTAAACAATGCGATTGATGGTGCAGGCTTTGCCTTGGGCCAGTCTATTTTATTTTTACATTCTGAGGCTTCTGATATTGTTGGATATAATCAGTTACTAACAATTGCACAGGAGGACCCGGAAGCGACAAATAATGCAGTCGTTAATTCAGTATCAGGATCAGTGGTTATTCAGGAATTCGCAACACAGGCAATGAATTTGAATGTTATACCTGGAGGCGTATGGACGTTTATGTCCTGGTTCCAGGTTGATGCCGGTACTGGAAATACAACGGTTACAATCCGGGTTTATAAGAGAAGTTCTTTAGGGGTTGAAACCGAATTATTTAATGTCACGACACCGGAACTAAATTCTGTTACACCGGCGGAGGTTGATTTTGAAACAGTGCAATCAGACTTCAATGTCGACTTAACGGATAGGATTGTGGTTAAATATTTTGCGCAAACAACGTCCGGGGGGAATAGGACGGTTACTCTTTATTATGAGGGGAATGCAAGATATACGCACATTCATACTCCGATAGTAATAGGATCAACAATTGATTGCAATAATTTACATTCATCTATTAGTGCCTCAAATAATGGTCAATTAGATTGTGTTAATGCGACGGTAATTTTAACAGCGCAATCAAATCAACCAGTGACATGGCAGTGGGATGGTTCGGCCAGTGGAGATTTAGGAACAGATCAAACGGCTGTATTATTCCTTGAAGAAACCGTTACGTTGACAGTAACAAATACTGAGACAGGTTGTACCACAGATACCAGTATTACCATTACCCTATCGAATACAACTACGGGTGTAGATATTGATACTCTTTTTCTTCCAGGCGCAATAGGTTTAAGAGGTAGAACGGCAGGGAACAGTGAAGATTTACGATATTACTGGACTGGTACTGGTTTGACAAATTATGTCAAAGGGCCTTTATTGATAACTTCAAATCCGGGGAGTTATACATTGCATATTTATGATAATTCAAATGAATGCACCGAGTTTGATTTTGTAACATTAACAGCCTCTCATTTTCAAGTTCCAACAAAAAAAATATTTGTAGACACACTAATAGTTGGCAATGATACTATTGTTGAGGGGAGCATTGGAGGAGAAAATAATAATTACATAACCGATACAACTCTTTACATGGAAGACCCTATTAGTGGAGGTTTTTTTGAAATAAGATTATCATCTTATGATAATGGGATTTTTGAATTTTACTGGACAAATCCAGACAATTCGAAAGATGTTGGATTTAAAATAGATTCAAATTCTTTTAATATTTCAAGACATTCAGGGGTGGCAGATTATGAATTTGCTTTTGATACTACATTAAAATATCTCAATAACAGTTACGACAATTTATTAATCCGGGATAACAGTTTAATAACAAAAAGCTATGCAGATGCTAATTATGGAGGAGGTGGTGCCGGTTTTGCTAATTCTGGTTTATATACAGATGAGGATACAACAAAATTATCCAATATGAATAATTATTTGGATCATCTTGTCGATAGTACTAAAGGAATCGGTATTGCACTAAATGATATTCATCAAACAGGATTATATATTTACAATAATGGTGGCGATCCTACTGTTGGTATTGGTGCAGGAATAGGAAGCCCTATTATAGAGATATCAACCGGAAATTTTAGTGTTACAACACAAGATACATCATCATTTGTATGGGATGGAATAGATTTTTTTGTTGCCCCTGATGGTTACAGTCAATTTGAATTTAATTTTGAATCTGTTGAAACAGGGTATCTTGATTTTAATGTTACAGATCAGGCAAATACTAAAAATTTTGAATTAAGTATTGATTATGATGAATTTAGAGTCGGTTCAACAGGATCAAATGTATACGAATTTATTGTAGGTGTAAATGGAATTATAACTAAACAATTATCAGGATCATTAACTGATGGAACACCAACGGCAGCCGAAATTACAGCCATTGTCGGAGTATCTGCTACACTTGCAGGTGCAGGATTTCAGGTTACTATTAAAGACACTGATGGTACAGGGCTTCTTTATAAGGTTGAAAGCGATGGCACAGATTGGTTCTATACTGTAATGACAAAAGCCCTATAATTATGGAAGAATTGATTTATAAACAACTTCTCGACGGGTTAAAGGAATTCTTCGGGTATATCAATTGGGTTTTTGTAATGGCACTTCTATTGGTTTCATGGGTAATTAATAATCAGACACAAAGCATGGACGAAACCAGAAAAGAAAAAGGCAAAAAAACGATGGGTATCAAATGGAAAGTGTTTTTAACAGGCATAGCTCTTGCCGGTATATTCGCTCTCATATATCCCCCGCTTCGAATCCCCCATGAACTTGGAAAAATGTTCTTTGGGATTTTTACAGCGATGGGAATTCATAAAATAGGACTTAACAGGTTAATGAAATCAAAGAAATGATGAGGTTTTTTGGATTGTGCGTTTTTATCATGTTCATTATTGTTGCATGTTGTAAGAACCCGGACTGTACGCCCGTCCGGGTTCCTTACGATACTTGCCTTGTGGACACGTTTATTGTGAACATTAAATCCTGCCCAAATGTGGATTCAATTAAAAAGATTATTGATTCCATTTATTCAGTCAGGCATTCAAAATTGGATTCTTTATATAATGCCCGCAGATTAAAACTTGATTCATTGAAACAAGATGCACTGGATGAGGCAACTTTATACCGGGAGCAATCAATTTATCAGGTGGATACTATGCGGAGTAATTTTCTGGCTTGGATGGATTCGCTGAAGCGGACAAAGATTTATGGCAATATGATTATTTATTCGGACAGCGTGACAGAAGCAGAGGCATATTTTGATTCCATAACAGGAAAACCGGCACTAAGGTTTAAATAATGAAAACTATTCTCCTGGTTGAAGACGATCTCACTTCCCTGGAATTGTATAACGAATTTCTTAATGTTCACGATTATTATGTGATTAGTTGTACGGATGGGCTTGATGCCCTTGAGAAAACTTTAACCAAATTTCCCGATCTTCTCATCATTGATTTGTTCCTTCCCGGAATAAACGGTGATGAATTGGTCCGGGAAATAAAAAAAAATCCTTCGGTTGAAAAAATTCCAATAATTATTTTAAGTGGAATCTACTCATTATCAGATGCAATAAAAAAATGCCCACAAGTCGAGAGTTCATGCGTATTGCAGAAACCAGCAAAATTCACATATTTGATAAAACTAATAAAAGAAAAGCTAAATCAAAATCCGGAAAATGGAAGGTAAAGAATCAATCTCCGAATTAGCACAATTGCTAAAGGATGTGGGCATGGGCAATTTTGTAGTTTTTATATTTGGAATAACTTTTCTCGTGGCAAGCCCTATATTATTAACTTGGTTAAAAGAATCGCTCAAGAGAAAATCAGAAAAACAGATTTATAGCCTTCTTAGGGAACTTACCGACAAAATAACAATTCTGGTAAACCAGTATAATGAAAACATTTCCCTTCCGGCATGTGAATCGGCGGTTTATATGGCTTGTAATAATGCCATGCTTGAGATAAGTTGTTTTATCAGGGACATTATCATTAATAATAATATTGATTCCGAAAGGGCATCTATTGAAAACAGAATTCAGATGATCATTAATAATCAGTTCAAAGCCAATGATGCCCATCTTGCAAAATTTAAGTATAAAGGTGTATCAATAGCCATACTTATAAACGAATCATGGAAAACCGATATTTACAAGGTTGTTATAAGGACAATTTATGACTGCCAATTGAATCCGCCGAAAAAGTGCAAGCACATTCATGATTATTTGAATATTGAATTTGATAATATCTTTCATACTACGATTAAAAAATTAGAAAAATTCTAATCTTTGGATATACTATCCTCCCATTTCCCCCCTAAATAGGATTATTGTTGCTAATGCTCCTTCCGGGAGGATAGTTTTGTTGTTTATAAAATAAGTTTTTATATTTGTGAAATATATTTATATTTGTGGAGCAACAATAACAGATATGAAAACAATTGTTATCGATACAATTTTAAACAGGCAGTGGGAATTCGAGGATATGAAAACCTTCGAGGATGCCAGGCTTCGCCGGATTCAGGATGAACTCCGGGGAAAATTATCCCACACTTCATGGGACATACTCCATAAAACAGTAACTCTTTTTTCTGAGGAGTCCTATAAGAGCGAATTAAGCCGGAAGCGGGCGCAATTGTTTAAGGATAAAGGTGTACCCACACACATAGTTATTTCAGCTAAATTTTATGATATACCTGTCAGAGTAAGGGATTCCCAATTAAGAAGGGATTATACAGATATCGGTGATGGTTACAGGACAATAAAAGTTCCTTTGGATCATTACGAAGATGTCGTTCACGATCTTAGTCAGGCGAATTGTAAAATCATTGGTGAAGAATACCTATGGGAGACTCAGGAAGCTATCCGGAATTAAAACAGGCACTTTTATCCTTCAGGGAACTATTTATAAAAAGAATACTTCCCCCTTCAGCCGTCAATGGGACTGCAGAATTTCTAAAGCGATGCCGGTTGAACCCTAACTGGTCACCTTCGGATGCCCATCGGGTTTACGAACTTCTGAAACCCCACACTCTTACTCTCAAGAAAGTGGGGTTTGACTTTGATACGGTTCCCAAAGTAACCATCCAGATACCAAAATCTGCATACTATGAAAACAAAAGTTTCAACCTCATCGGATATGATGATAATCTATTTGTAATTAAATTTCCATATAGCAGGGAACTTTACAAGGAGATATCTGCCATTGAAGGAGCCAGATGGAATCAGGAAAAGAAGTACTGGAATGCTCCTCTTGGTAAAGCCGATGAGGTTAAGGCATTCGGGGAAAAATTCGGATTCATTGTAACAGAAAAGGGTAAATCAATGTTCCGAAATATAAACGATAATCTGGAAGCCAGTTATAATGCCGAAAATGTTGAATTAAATCTTCCTCTCAAATTGCCTCTTTATCCATTCCAGAATTCCGGGGCAGATTATGGCATTAAAAATAAACGTGTGATTTTTGGTGATGAGATGGGGCTTGGTAAAACAGTCGAGGCAATCGCCACAGTATTAGGAACTGATACTTTTCCATCGCTGGTAATTTGCCCGAAATCACTGCGATATAATTGGGAAGATGAATGGGCAAAGTTTACCAATAAGAAAGTTTTAATCCTTGATAAAAAAAGGATGCCAATGCTCAAACAGTATATTGAACTTGGATTAATGGATGTGGGAATCATCAATTATGATGGGGCAAGGACTTTATTCACGGATCATATTCAGGAAATCGAAATAACCAAAGGGGCGAGGGCTGGTAAAACTAATAAAAAGGTTATTACCAAGGGATACGAAAATTTATTCAAATCGATAATAATTGATGAGGCTCACGAGTGCAGAAATAGATCGACACTGCGATTTAAAACCATTAAGCCTCTTTGTAAGGATAAGGAAGTATGTCTGGCTCTTACCGGGTCCCCAATTGTAAAAGGGCCGGCCGATCTCGGAGCCCTGCTTGATATGATTGGACAAATAGAAAAATTCGGTGGATACTTTAAATTCATTAAGCAATACTATACGGCGAACAAAGGATTTTTCAATAATTCGAAAGCT